AGTAACGGTAACTCAATCAGAATCCGGTAAGGAGATAACACTTAATATTAACCAGAGTGCTGCAAGTATAACCTATGAGTATGTATTCGAAATTGCATAGGTTTAATTACAACACTAGAACATTTTTATATGAGATAGTTAATTTTATTTATTAATTTCTAAATCCAAAATATTATGGGAGTAGAAGTAAAAGGTGCTGGCGATGGCGTTGTAATCACGGACAGAGGTTGTAATGACAACTGCTGTTATAACAGAAATTCCGGTTGGGGCTCTGGATGGGGAGCCGTTGGTGGTGCATTGGTAGGTGGTGGCTTCGGTGCTGCTGCAGTTTCCGTATGGGACAAAATCAATGACACAAAAGCTGATATTCAGAAAGTAGAAGCTACGGTTCAGGAAGCAAAGGCGGGTATCTACAAAGATATCTCTGATGCTGCCCGTGGGGTTACTCAAGAAATCAGTGGAGTAGCAAAAGATGTTGCCGGTGTTGGTAGGGAAATCCTTAACAACCGTTTCACTACGGAAAGAGGTCTTTGTGATTTGGGCTACAAAACGAATTCGGATATCCGAGATTCTCGTGACCAAATGGGCGCAGGCTTCAATCGTGTTATGGACCGTCTCTGCAACATGGAACACCAACAGTCAGATTGCTGCTGCGAAACCAAAGGCTTGATTAAAGAAGTAAAATCTGACTTGGCTCTTCAGTTGGAACGTTGCTGCTGTGACCTCAAGAAGGGCCAACAGGAAATCAAGTGTCTCATCGAGAATACTGCAAAAGACCAGGAGATTGCCCGCCTTAATCGAGTAGTAGATGCTCAGAGAGACCAGAACATTATCAATCAAGTTGTGGCTGCCTTAAAAGGTACAACTACACCGGCTCAGTAATTTTTAATTTGCTGGGATGACTAAAAAGGAGTGCATCTATTTTAGGTGTACTCCTTTTTTCGTTTTAACACATTAACTAAGGAATTATGGAACAACAAGAACAACTCACCGAATTTAAGATACAACTAGCATTACCTGCTCCAAATATAGAGGTTGCTCAAGAAGTAGCAAACAAAGCTCAGGTACTCATTAATCAATTTGGATACTATCAATTTCTAAAACTGGTAGACTTCATGCAGAAGAATCCAGGTGCAGTATCATTCGGTTTAAACTTAATAAATAGAAAATGATTATGGAAGAATTGATTTTTCAGAAAGTACAAAAGGGTGATATGATTTTCACCTTAGAGAAAGATCGTCGGTCTGGTTATCCAATCTTTGACCAAGCAAGAGTTTTAAAAGTTGGCGAAAGTAAACCAATGGCCTCAAATGGTAAAGAAGGTTTTGTTAACAGTATCGAATTAGTGATACAAGATTCAATATCTCAAATTACCATTTATTTACCAACTAATGTAAATGAAGGTATTTATAATGGTACCTATTATACGACTAATCTCGATAATATCATTAATGAGGTATCAATGCAGAAACAGAATGCTTTAAATATTTTAAATAACAAAGCCAAATTTGAGGCCGTTGTTTCTGAATGCGATAATATTCTTGGTTTAATTAATAATCGTTCAGAATCACCTCGTAATCCTGCTCCAGATTTCGAAGAATTTAAGTTATCCATGAATGAGAGGTTAACTAACCAAGAAACCCTTTTATTAAGGATTGCTCAAGAATTGGGATTAGATAAACCTAAACAATAATAAGAATTATGCCAAGTAAGTCGGTTAATATTACACTATCGACTCCAATTGGTCCTCTAGAAATATACGTAGATAAACGAGAACAAGCTCGTGCAGAAAGGTTGATTGCTAAAACTCCAAGTATCTTAACTAAGGGTTATGCGAAAGGTACAGAAAAGTTTGGTAATCAACTTCTTCGTATAGTAAGACGAAGTTTGAATACTGGTGTACCTCCAAGGGGTTCCGGAGTATCTTGGCCACCACATGCTCCTGGTACCATAAAGAAATATGGAGACCATACCATGCTAAATCTTACTGGACAATATGCCAGGTCAGTTACCTTAGTAAAAGGTAAGAAAAGAACTTTCGTTGGTTTACCAATTGGAATCAAGAAGATTACTTATACTGGTAAGACTTCAAGAAAAACTTTGAATCAGATAGCTATCATGTTAGAGTATGGTAGTAGAGATGGTAATTTACCACCTCGTCCTCTCTGGGCTCCCGCATTTAAGGCTGCTGGTGGAAAAGCTGCCTTACAAAAGGAAATACGTAATGAAGTTAGAAAAGAAATAAGGAGGATTATATAATGGCAGTAGATTTTGAAATATCTTCACTATCAGGAACTGGTACTGCTACCATTCGTGTAAAACCGAAAGCAGTAAATACAGAACAGACCTTAAAAGAGCAGGTCCTCAAGGTAGTAGTTCAGGGTGTAGAAAGGGAAGTAACCCTGGTACAAAAGGCCGCTCCTAAAATAGTAGAGACCTGGGGAACTTATTTTAGTATTACTCCAGAAACTACTTCCCATACTTTCGATGGTACTAAAAGGGGTGAGACCCTAGAAATAGGTGTATACAGTTACCAACAGAAGTTTATCGATAATAAGCCTCAAGATGAATATCGTGCTGTAGATTGGAAAGTTGAAAGCTCCTCAGATTGGTTAGAGGTAACCCAAGAAATTGGAGAAGCTAATGCCGCAGGTAAGCTTACTATCAAAACTAAATCTACTAATCAAGAACATAACCCCAGTAACTATGACCCCTTGGAAAGAACTGCTATAGTTAAGATTATCTCACAGCAAGAACCTAACACTGAGATAGTTTTAAATATAACTCAATCTCCAGGTACTAGAACTACTAAGTATGGCTTTGAACCAACCCCGAATATACCATTCCCAAATCTTGGTCAAAATACTAGTACTGCTCAGATTAGTAATGTAAAGGGTTATCAGTACTACCTTATCAACGGTATTCAAGTTGCTAAATTTATAAAACAATTTAAGATAACCGATATAAGTAAGACAATAGAGGGTCAATTCCCTGGAGGTATTGGTTCTGAACCAATACCCTTTAAAGTATGGCTTACCGATTATCCTTCAAATATTGCTACTCAATGGGTTAGTGAATTAAATTGTGTTGGTCATTTACAAACCCCAATGAGTGGTTTTGGAGGTATTCAGGTAACTTATAATGGGTATATTAATGACAATGGCAATCAAAGTGTTCAATTAAATATTAGATTAGGACTTTAATGGTAAACTCAGAAGAAATAGTAGAAAGAACTTTTTATATCTCTCTACTTAGTACAATGTTAGAAATGGGTCTTACCTTAAACCCAGAAGACTTCTTACCTTTGTCTCAAGAAAACGAAAAAAGATTTCAAGAGGCAATCAAAGGTATGAAGAAGTTTATACCACTTTTTGGTATAGGGAATAATCAAGTAAAAGGCCCAAAGACTCTCCCAAGAATAACCATAGAACTACAGGGTTATTATGCTGGAGATATTGGTGTGAATAAATACATCATTGGTGATAAACTTGAGGATGGTAATTACCAAGCTTCAGAGTTTCCTTATGAAACTAAAGATATTACCATAGATGTACATCTAGTTTCTCAAACACAAGCCGATATGAGGTTGCTACATACAATCTTATATACTGGCTTACCTGCTAGAGGATACGTGAGACCATACTTCAATGACTTAGAGGAATGGGAAAAGGGCAGGCTTGCTCCCACCGGAAACCTATTCATTGAAATTGGTAATTATTATGACCATCCCGATGTAGAACATGGTATACTCGAAAAGGTATATACCTATGTATGTAAAGATGGTATTCTCCCAGAAAAGCTTTTGGAAGAAGGTACACTTACACCTATCAAGGATATCTCAGTTCTCATTGGATTGTTAGAACAAAACGAAAATGAGATGCTAGAGTTAAAAGTACCTAAGGTATAGGTACAATACTCTAGGGTATAAATTAAACGAGTAATTAACTTTAATCACAATAGAATTATGCCAACTTCACCTCATGTTGATTTTAAGTTTAAGAACAACAATGTTCTTCAAACTACTCCCATGTTAGGAGTTTCTTGTGTATTGGCTAGAACTACTAAGGGCCCATACGATGACCCATCAGAAGCCATTTCTACTTTCTCTCAGTTCCAAAGAATCTATGGTTCTGAAATTGTACCAGATGGTTCTGTATCAAATATCGAAAAGGCTTTGCAGGGTGGTTCTAAGCTTCGTGTTATTCGAGTACTTGGCAAGGGAGCTACTCAAGGTACAGTAACTGCTTCTTCGGCTGCGGCAAGAAAAGCTAAAGATTCAGAAGATGGGATTTCAGTTGCTTCTGCTGTACCCGACTCGGCTAAACCCTCTGCTTTGATTACTTTAAAATCTGGTAGTACTACTTATAGTTTTGGATTAGTAACCAAGGGATATGGAGATCCAATTGGTAGTGCAAATACTTTCCAGGTTGGTTTTTATAAGCAAGCTAATACCTTGTATTATAAAATATATTCAGCTAATGGGCAAGTATTGGAACAGGGCCCAGTAATAACCTACAAAACTGCCGATGATAACAATAACACTTCGGTAGATTACCTTGCTCTTAGTGCATTTGCTAAGAACTCGGAATATATTAAGCCGGTAATTACTGCAGGTTCCTCTTTTGAAAACCTAATTAAGTGGCTTACCGATGATATTGATGGTACTAAGAATGCTATCACTATTACCGTGGGAGATGCTGCACCCTCCGAAACAGAGAAACTGTTTAATGGTACTATCGGTAGTGCAGGTTCCACTCCAACTGCCGAAGAATGGATTACTTCCTTGGATTTGGTAAAAGATTACACCGACTTCTACCAATTATTTATTTCACATATCTCTCAACACCTTACTACCGATTCAGATGTACTCAAGGTATATAAGGCTGCTGCAGATATGGCAAAGGAATTGATGGAATGGGTACTGTATATCGAAGTTCCCAAACATTTAACCCATTATACTCAAGGTACTCAGGCAAGAGATTACAAAGCTCAGGTAACTTGGGTACAGACTTGCCTTGGTACTGTAGGTAACTCTAAGTACATTGCCTACTTTGGTGGTGGACTTAAGTACTACAACGAAAACGGTAATCTTCAGGATTCCGATGTAGTGGGTACTATTGTTGGTTTGGGAGATGCCTCTGCTACTCAATATGGTCCTTGGAAATCCTTTGCTGGTATGAACCGAGGGGTTATTGGAGATGCAGTTGGTCCAGTATGCCCCAACTATGGTTCTCCTTCTCGATATAACGAACTGAACACTCTTGCTCAGAATTATATCAATGAGATGGTAATCAAAGATACTCCAGATGCAGGTAAGCAAACCATGCTATGGCATTGCTTCTCTTCTCAAGTGAAACAGGATTCTGAAAGATTCCTTTCAATCGTAAGACTGAACCTTTACCTGAAGAAGTTCCTTCGCCCGGTACTCAACAAGTATATCGAAGAACCAAACGTTTGGAGTACTTGGAAGAGAATCTGGTTGGAGGTTAAACCTACCTTGGATTCTTTGGTAGACGAAGATGCTATGACCGAGTATACCTGGATGGGTGACCAAGATGCAACTTCTTGGGATGACCTTTCGGTTAATAACGAAGCAGATGCTCGTCAGGGTAAGTACCGTGCTATCCTTAAGTATAAGGATGTAGTTCCTATGCAAGAGGTAACTATGGAGATTGTAATCGATGCAGCTTCTAAGGCAGTATCAATCGTAGAAACAAGTAATAACTTATAAACTCATAACACAATGGGAGCAAAAGTAAAAAACCCACGGAAGAAATTCTTGTGGAGCATCATGTTCCCCAAACACCCTATCAATACTTATCTATTCCAAAGTTGTACTTTGCCAGATATTGAAATTGACCAGGTTGCTCATGGGGACGTCAATAGAGACGTTAAAACTGCAGGTAGGGTTACTATAGGTAATCTTATTGTAGAGAAACTTATGACTACTGCAGGTTCAGACACATGGCTTCATGATTGGCTTTATGCTTGCCAAGATCACATAGTTGGTGGAGGTTTGGTACCAAGCCAATATTGGGAAACGGCTATTGTAAATGAACTTGCCGAAGATGGAGTCTCGGTTCTTAATACCCACGTCTTCGAAGAGGTATGGCCATGTAAGATTACCGGCTTAGACTTGGACAGAATGGCTTCAGAGAATACCATTGAGTCCATAGAGTTCTCAGTTGGTACTGCAGATAAATACTAATTCCTTAGTCTATTTTCACTAAGATTCGGTGGAGGGGTGGGATTCCTGTGATAGGAGCTCACCCCTTTCTTGTTGTTATACGGAGTACTATGAACATTTGTAAACATTAAATATATCAAATTATGGAATTTAGAACATTTAGATTTACCGGACCCTCTGGTTACGAATATGAAATCAGAGAACAGAATGGTGCTGATGAGGATATCCTCAGTAACCTTTCAGACATGAAGACTTTGATGAACCTTACCAAGTTCATTGCAGCAATTGTAATTAGAACTACTGCTACCCCTAATGGGAAATTAACCGTAGATGATGCCCTTAACTTACCAGTCAATGACCGTTATGCTATTATCTTCAATTCTCGTATCTTCTCTTTGGGAGAGGAAGTAGAATTCGAATATGATTGGGGCAAAGAGAATGGTGGTAAGATTACTTATGGCCAAGACCTTCATGAGTTCCTTTTCGATTACGGTACTACTCCAACTGTAGAGGATTTAAATCAGAAGCCAGATGCTATCCCTTATTATCCAGAGGGAGTTAGATTGGTAGACCATGAATACACTCTTTCATCTGGCAAGAGAATTAAATTCGATTGTATGACTGGTAAGGGAGAACAAGAGTTCATGAAGTTGCCTTTGGATAAACAAACTAAGAATGCTCCTCTTCTTTGCCGTAATCTTCACTTAGAGGTTGATGGTAGTTGGGAGAAGGTAGAAAACTTTACTCCGTTTACTGCAAAGGATATGGCTGAGATGAGAAAGCATATCTTATCTATGGACCCTATCTTCAAAGGTGAATCCCATATCACTAATCCAACCACCGGAGAAGAAAGAACTTATCCTATAGTTTGGGCACCGAATTTTTTCTACCTGACGGAAGAGTAATGTTAGAGAGTGATTTTGTTTATATCACCAGAGCCGAGATAGCCTTAGACTATTTCGGCTTTTTACGTCTTCCGTACCGAATAAGGAAAATATTCAAGGAAATGGCCGAGCAATATTATAAACAATTAAAGAAAAGAAAGTAAATTATGAATACCAGTAGGAGTATAGTAGAGGTCGGTGTTGCCATGGTTTTAAAAGACCGATTCTCTCAAGAGGCTGGCAAGATATCTGGGTCATTCAGAACAATGATGAATGATATGAATACCTGGAATAGAGGTATACAGATGTCAGCTTCCAATACAATGGACTTCGGAATGCAGCTCGTAGGGGGAATGGCAAGGGCCTATAAATACTCTGCGGGTGTTCAGAATGAAGTTTGGACTGCTTCGAAAATTGCTGGTGCTACCATTGCAGAACAAAGAGAAATGTTACAATTGGCAAAAGATGTCAATGAGATAACTCCTCTTACTGCTTCGGATGTTGCATCAGGACAAAGATACCTGGCTATGGCGGGTAATAAATTCGATGCTATTAAAGAAATGATTGGGCCAGCATCCAAGCTGGCTTCAATCTTTACAATGCCAGTGGGACAGAAAGGTGGTGTAGCTGACTTGATGACTAATATCATGTCAATGTACCAAATCCCAATGACTGAAGCCGCTAGAGTAACAGATGATTTATATACTGCAGTTACTAATGCAAATATATCTTTAACAGACTTAGCCCAGTCAATATCCTATGCAGGAGCAGATATGGCAACTGCTGGAGTAGACCTTCGGCAAACGGCTGCTGCTATTGGTGTATTGGGTGATATGGGTATACAGGGTTCTATGGCAGGTACCTCACTGGCCAATATGATTCGTTACTTACAGCTCTCTCTTGTTAACCAAAAAAAGAAAGGCTATAACGCTTTAGCAGACTTGGGCTTAAGTCCAGATGAATTCTTCGATGCTCAGGGTAATCTTATAGACCTTTACACTATCTATCAGAAGTTTGCTAAGGCTGCAGTAGATTTACCTTCACGAATTGAAACACCAACTTTCTTCAATATCTTTGGAGTTCGTGGTAATCGGGGTATGCTCCCAGTACTTCGGGATATTGCTTCTGGTAGAGATAAGATGGGTAAGATACTTGCTACCTATGACCAAAACATGGGAGCAGTAAACCGACTTAATGAAGAACGTCTTAAAACCGATGCAGGTGTAATTGACCAATTCGAATCAAGTTTAGAGAACTTAACCGTTACGGCAGGTGCGGCTTTGGGTAGAATCTTTACCCCAGTACTAAATGTGGGTAACTCTATAATCAAAGTAATTAATTCTATTTCAGAAACTTGGGTTGGAGGTTTTGGTCTTAGGGTAGGAGCTACTGCAGTAGTAGTAGGTACTATTGTTGCAGGATTTAATACTGTAAGAGGTATTATTAGGTCTGTTGGGTATTTACAGACTATTGCTACTGCTTCTACTGAAGGTATGTCTGCTGCAGCAATAAAAACTAATACTCAGTTTGCCATTATGGAAGCACACATGGTAAGGATGGTTAACCTTATGAGAACCATGGTTCAACTCCAAATGATGTCAAGCGGTATTGGTATGAATTCTGCTGGTAGATTTTATAACACTAAAACCGGAAGATATGTTAAGACACCAAATCCTGGAGTACCATTAGCAACTACTATGGCGGGTAATTTAGCTGGAGGGGCTTTAGCTGGAGCAGGTGCCCAAGTTGGTAGTCAAGTGGCTAGGCAAGGTGCTATAAAAGGTTTAACCTCTATAGGTGGTAGACTTATGGGATTACTCGGTGGACCCTGGGGATTAGCAATTACTGTAGGTCTTCCTTTATTAATTGAGGGTATTAGTTACCTTAGTAATTCAGTAGATAGGAATACTGAAGCTCAGAATAAAGAGAAAGAAGACCCAACTACCATTAGAGCCCAGAATGAAGAGAGATTTATTAATGCTGTTAGGTTAGCTATTAAAGAAGGTATGAGAGATTCTCGTATCAATATCTCAGTAGATGGTCAAGCAGTTGGAGATTATGCTCCAGGTTCTCAACAAGATTTTACTGGAGCTGCATTTGTAATGGGAATATAAAACTAAAACACTATGGCTAGAGTATTAAATAAAGCAGCAGGTAAGGTTGTTGAAAAATACAATGACCTTACAAGAGATACGGCAGGTGTTCTTACTGGTCCCTTAAATAAGCTATGGAGAGCTCGGATATTACTTAACCGAGTTACTTCACCTCTCCCGAAAGATGATGCTCCAAAGGGTAAACTCTATACTCCAAATGAGGTAATGGGAGAAGCTCAGATATCCTCTAAGAACCCAGTTATAAATAAACAGCTCCAAGCTAAATGGAGAATGGAATTACAATTTCCGAGATTAGAAGAAGGTGAAGGAGTAGACCCAGCAAAAGGGAATAAGAATACCACTAATTACAGAAACTTTGAGGCTAAAGCAGATGTTATATATCAGAATGAGGTAAGGATATATAACATGACTGTTAACCCTACTCAATATATTACCTTACAGAATAGACCTCCAGAATTGGACTTTAGGGGAGAAACTACATGGGCAACCATTAAATCAATGGGCCGCAATGTACCAATGTATCACTTTACTGGTGCTGAAGACATCATTCAATTCAATGTATCTTGGTACTGTAATGACCCAGAAAATCCTGAAGAGGTAATCAATAAATGTAGGTTATTAGAGGCATGGTCTAAATCTAATGGTTACCAGGCTGCTCCTCCGATTGTTAAGATTGAGTGGGGGGATTCCGGTATATTTGATAATCACAACTACATTCTTACTTCAGCAACTTATACTCTGAAGAACTTCCAGAATGGTTATAGAGTAAGGGTACCCGGAAAGCCAGCTACTTTTGGTAATGGTAGGTTATTGCCTGCAGCAGCAACTCAAGAATTAATTTTCAAGAGAGTAAGTGCATATAACTTATCCTATGGAGATTTTATAAATTCTGATTCACTTAAAAAGACGGGGGGTATTAAATATGATTGATGTTAACCAATATCTAAAGGGGGCTAGCCCATATAATAATGCCTATGCTCTGAAGTATAACGATGGGGATTATTCCTTAGAAGCTAAACCTCCAGTAGTACCGGAATCCTCTAACGATATTCAACATACCGTTAAAGATGGGGAAACTCTGCAAAACATTGCTTTCAGGTATTATGGTGATTCTGGTAAGTGGTACATTATAGCTGAAGCTAATAAGATACTGAATCCTTTTAAGGAATTAGAAATGGGAACCCTAATAAGAATACCGACTTATGGCAGCTAAACAGAAACCTATATTGTATAAGGGAATGGGCCAACCATATTTGGCCCTTTTCAATTTTGGAGGTATGCCTATAATGAATCCTATTACAGGTATACCCCTTGGAGCGTATATAAGTACCTGGAGTTATAGATACGATGAAGAGAAAGAAAACTTGGCTACTATTACTTTCGATACGGGTAATCCCGATACTGTAGACATTGCTGAGATTCAAGAGAACCAAAATATTTGTCTTCAGTGGGGATATATATACCCAGATGGTCAATTTATATCTGGGCCCATAAAAATAATTAAGGTAAGGGAATTCGAAGCCGTATTTGATTCTACAGGTACTCATGTAACTATTAAGTGCATTGATTCTTCGGGAGATTTAAGATATCAACCTGCTTATGTCCATTCGGATATGGAAGGCTATAAATTATCTACCTATTTAGACAATGGATGTGGGAATGCTACTGGTGTAATCATAGAAATATTTCAGTAATGGAACAACAGATAATAAGTAATAAAGTATACGAGTCACTACAGGTACCCACAGAGAATACCCGTACTACTACTGGTAAAGTACTCTATGCTAACAAATACAGTGGAGTAGCTGAAGTAGCTATGCCAGAAGACTTGAAAGCTTTAATTGATAGTGACTTTGGATTAGTGGGCAAGAACGTCTTAGTTCAATTAGAACAGAAGATGAAAGGGTATACTAATGGGCCATGGTATGTGGATTCAAGGGATGGTGTTATCTATATACATAATCGGAAATTCCATGAAGAACCGGTATGTACTTATACATATCAAGGAGAGAATGGGGAAGTACTTAGAGTATCTTTTGCTACTCAGAAAATAACTAAAAGAGTTAAAGCAGTATTAGCTCCATCTCTAGACCCAGATAGTAAAGATTTATCGGTATTATCAACTAATATAAATGAGCCAGAGGATAAACCTCCATTAGCTTTAAGACCTCCTGTGGCTCAGGTAGATAACCTTATGGTGTCTAATATTACTGGCAATGGGTTTGAAGATTATAGAAGTCATCCTACTACTCCTACAGAGGTAATGGATGCTTGGGACACTCAGCTTCAGTATAACATGGAAAAAACTGCAGAATATAAAAAGAGAGTAGAAGAGTATGAAGCAGTGGGTCCAGTAGGTGCTTATGAAGCAGGTAAGCAAAGGAGATTTGATGAAATGTCTACCGAAGAAGTACGAGCTACCATTAATCAAGCAGCCAACGAGTTACCTGATGATAAGAAGAATGCCCTTAAGCAAGTACTAAAAAATTCTAAAAATGGTAAAGAGTTAGAAGCTAATCTTAAGAAGCTATTAGAATGCGAAATGTATCTTTTCGAAGATGAAGATGGTATGGAATTTATGATAGAAGAGTATGTAGACCCCTTAGATTATGACCCAGAGGGTTATACCTCTAAACAAGCAGGAGCGGGTATAGCTTCTGGTATCAATTTTCAAGCTGGAATATTACCTGCTTCAGAGAGAGGTTTCGAAGCTTTAAAGAAAGACCCCTATACTGAAGTATTATCCGATATGGAAGTTGATACTACTAAGGGTTATGGTCAAGGTCAATATGGTAAGAGGGTTAAGGTAAGACATATGAAAAGGGTAAATCTCAAGGTACCTCTTTATAAACTTTACCATAATTTATTTAGTAGATACGGTGGTGCCGATAAGTATGCTTGGGCAGCTAATGCTAATGCCAATGGTGGTTTAAAGCAAACTGAGAAAAGATTAGTATGTCAACTTCAGGTAGTGGGTAGACCTATGCTAGCAACTTCCCAAATAATCCGAATAGATAATGTAGGGAAACGTTGGTCAGGGCTTTGGTATATAAAACAATGTACTCATTCTATGGACGCTGGTCAAGGGTATATAACTAATATGGAATTAGTAAAGAACAATTCCAAGTCTGGCTCTGTAACTTCTAAGACCGATTTATCTACTCAAAATATCGTAGCTAATGATGCTAAAGCTAATGCTAAAACTACAAAGGGTCAAGATAAAAAAGCTTTAAGTACTTCTCAGAATCTTAACCTTAACTTCACCTATAATGAGAAAGTATACTATAATGAACATTTCTTGAATGATAAGGGGGAAATTGTTGATATTAAGGGCCAAGCTGAGTTCATTAGAAAGAAAGCTTATTATACGGAAGTAAATGCCGATAATCCCCAAGCCTTGGCAGAGGGTATAGTGTTATCTACAGGTAATACAGTTACCTCTAAGGGTAAGTTAATTCCTGGTAAGATATCGGTTAAACAAATCCAAGTGCCTGAAGATTATGGGGTTAAGTTTAATTATATGGCCATAGCTAATCGAGTATACCGAGACATAGCTAAAAGGCATAAGCGAATAGCAAGTCAAATCTATGTAGAAAAATAAGGGTATGAGTTACGAAACAGCAAAGATAATAACCGACGAAGGCTTAGAGGGTCTTGGTCGGTATTACTCTGTTTATCGTGGCATTGTTATTGATAATGACGATGTAGAGAAACATATGAACAGAGTAAAGGTATGTGTTCCAGAGGTAATGGGTGGAGTATTTGCTTGGGCATATCCTAAAGGACAACATGGTTCAATTAGTTCTGGTTTCAAATTCTTAGCCCCTAAAGTGGGAGATACGGTATTTGTTACTTTTGAATTTGGGGACCCAACTAAACCTCTCTGGGAATACCATGGTTGGGGAATGAGTCAAATACCCCAACCTCTGGATGGTCCCAATAAAATGGGGATAGTTACTCCCGAAGGAAACTTAATAGTAATAGATGATGATAACGGAGAACTCAATTTACATTTCAATGGGCCTGTAAATGTTCGTTCGGAGAAAGAGATAGTAATAAATGCTGATGGGGATATAAACATATCTTCTGGTGATTCCGTGATACTTAATACTGGAGAAAATGGCGGAGTAATCAATATTTTTCAATTAACCGAAAAACTAAATCAAACTATCCAAGAATTAGAACAACTTCGTAGTATGTTCAATTCTCATGTACACTCAGGTGTAACTACTGGACCAGGTTCTTCGGGTCCAACTTTAACTCAAGTAATTAAACCTTTCTCACAATTCGTTGTAGACGATTATGAGGATAAAACCTGCATACACTAATGGAAAAGAATTACTTTACAGACTTAGTTGGTATAGGTGTAACTTATCCTATCCAACTTACAACTAATGAAAAGGGTGAAAGAGGTTGGTACCCAGTGAACGGAGATTTCAAACTTATCAGAGATAATATAAGTTCAATATTATACTACATGATAGGCCAGAGATTTCGACAGGAAAACTTTGGTAGTAAACTATGGCAATGTATTGAGGAACCAAACTCACAAGCCCTAAGTTTTATAATTAAAGAGTTTTTAAAACAAGCCATAGGTGCTTGGGAACAAAGGATAACCTTCCAAAATATCACAGTTACTAGAGTTGATGCAAAAATACACATAGAAGTAACCTATGTAGTAAATGGAACAAATTCTAGTCAGTACCTCGATATCACCTATGACCGGTCGGATAATTCATTAAATACACAATAATATGGGAATCACAAATAAATGGCTTAACCCATACCAGAGGTCTTATCAACAGATTAAGGCCAAGCTGGTTGAATCCCTTATGGGACTCAAAGACCCTCAAGGTCAGAAACTCATAACGGATTATTCGGAGGGGAATATCTTAATTATTATCCTCTCATTGTTTGCGGCAATTGCCGAAGTACTTCATTACTACGTAGATAACATGGCAAGGGAAACTTTCCTATCTACGGCAAGAAGGTATGATTCGGTAGTTAAACATGGGGCTTTGGTAGATTATCATGCTCGAGCAGCAATTGCTGCTACAGTAGATGTAATCTTATCCAGAAGTATTACTGGTAATTCTATCGGAGCTAAATTAACTATACCTCAAGGAACTTTATTTACAGATTCTAGTGGTAATTCCTGGTTATCTGCCAGAGACGTAACTTGGTATTCAAATGTAACCACTTGTAAAGTACCAATTATACAACATGAGAAGTATACTGCAAGCGCTCTCAATAATATGGTAATACCCACTGGAGATAGAGTTATAATTCATCTTGGTACTCTACCCAATGGTAAGTATTATGAACAAGGCTCTATGTCATTACAGATAGGTGGGGAAACTTGGGTATTAGTAGATACATTTGCAAAATCCAAACCCACAGATAAGCATTTCATGGTTTCAGTAGATGAGGCACTCAATCCTTATATAATGTTTGGAGATGGTACCTTTGGTAAGAAGCCTGCAGCAGGAGCAAAAATAACCAATGTGGTATTCTACTTAACCAATGGTACTCAGGGTAATGTAAAGAGTAATACTATTACTTCTGTACCTTCAGTAATATCTTCCTCAATTACGGATGCTACTGTAAGTAATGCTTATGATGCTGGAGGCGGTTCAAACTACGAAAACTTTACCATGCTCAAGGAACACATACCTTTGAGTGTAAAGACTTTGGGAGTAGCAATTACCAAAGAGGATTTCGAAAGTTTGGCCATGTTGGTTGATGGGGTAAACAAAGCTAAAGCCGATTATGAATGCGGTAGAAAGCTTACAGTATATATTAGCCCCGATGGTGGAGCTGTTGCTTCTTCTGAATTAATCAATAGGGTATACAATCTATTATCTCAAAGAGCTCCTATGACCACATGGTTAAAGGTTAAATCTGCAGGTAAGGTTCAGATTATTCTAGAGATGGGAGTTACTGGTAAGAAGTCTTATAAGACTCCCGAGATACAAACTCAAATTCTTACAGCATTATACAATGCCTATTCTCCAGAGCAAGCTCAGATAGGAGGAAGCGTAAGGTTATCAGATATCTATGCCTTAATAGATAACTTATCAACAGTAGATTACCTTCACCTTACTAAGTTCTATATTAAACCTTGGCCTACTACCATCTATGGTAATAAAGAATTGAACTTGGGTCAGTTTAAATTGAATAAGGCTAAAGGGTCTATGACTTACTATATTACCTTCAATTCATCCACTACTTTTACTGTACGTTCTGTATCAAATGGGTATATGGCTACTGGTACTGTAGGTAATTCTATACAGGTAATAGATAAGGCTAATGGTTTTGACTTCTCTTTGGATATTCAGAACAATAGCTATCAGTCTGGTTACAGATATTCTATTACGGTATCAGAACCTAACCATGACTATGAAGACCCCGGTTTTAATTTACCAGTATTTGAAAACGCTTCACAATTGACTTTAACCGTAAAAGAAATTGTATAATGATAAACCTCAAAAATCTAATCGACTTTTTGCCATTCGAGTATAAAGCTCAAGATACCTATAAGGTAAATGGCAAAGGCATCTTAGAGAGGTTTCTAGAAATTTGTGGAGAGCATTTTGAAGATTACATTACAAAGGATATTGAGAATATCTTAGACATTATTGATATAGATAAGGCTCCGGATATGTATCTCAATTTCCTTTGGCAATTCCTCGGAGAAATGCCCTTTGCTTATGGGAACACTATAGATGCACAGAAATGGGCAGAGTACTTTAATGGGTTCTACTCCGATGCTAAACTCCAAGAGTTATCTAAGCTTTGGATAATACCAAAGGAGGGACCCTTTACTTTAACCAGTACTCAAGTAAGAAACATCCTGAAGTATTCGATATCTCTTTTTAAAATAAGAGGTACCTCTGAGTTCTTCGAAATAATGATGAGGCTGTATGGGTTAACCTGCGTAGTAACTGACCCTGCAAAGGCTGATAGTTATGATGGTTGGGTAAAAGGTAATCCGCACTTTGACCAGTATTACCATTATGACGATAAGTATACCTATGATAATACTTTCGATTGTTCTCAATGTATACCGGTAACCTTTAGACTTACCGGTCATGGATATACTTCGAACTCGGCAGCTTTCAGAAAATTTAGAGAAGCCGTAGAGGCTTTCTTTAAAAGATTCATACCCTATCATGTATCTTTCGATATTCAATATGGGTTTACCGTAAATGATGGGTATACAATTAAAGCCGAGTTAGTAAATCCAGACCAACCCAATCTTATTACTTCAGAGGTATATGAAGTACCGGTAAAGGTAACTGTAACTTCAGATTGGATAAATGCCGACCTAAGATATCAGATATCCAGTGATAATATAAATTGGGGTTACACTAAACACGAAAGTGGTTCCATTTTTAATATACCCAGAGCAGGTACTTATTATTTTAGAAGTGTGGGAGACCCTACTAAGGTAACTCAAATCACGGTTAATCAAGAATCTTATAATCGAGTATATTCTATTACTTGTGACCCTATTACTGGAAAGATAACTCCTACTAACCTAAAAGTAAGTACAGTAGTAAGGGCAAACGTATCCTATAAGGGTACCGTGAAAACCTGTAATGTACGATTATCCGGTACTGATATAGTGAAAGTCTCTGGCTCAACTTGGGAATTTTCAGAGCCTGGTACCTACATCTTTGAGATTGTAGAGTTCCCAGTAAAGCAAACTTCCTTTGTTGTAACTCGAGAAGAGATTACATATAAGGTAAGATGTACACCTTCTGAATTTAGAGTTGGGGATAAGCAAAGTATCAAGGATGCTACTACCACTCTTACCATCGAATCGAATTACCCAGAATCATTTACTGGTGAACTATATTGTAGGCTAATTGGTGATACTAAGTTGTTTAAGAACGGTGATAAGTTTACTGCTAATAGTTATGGTACTTATAAGTTTAAATGTACACTGGATAAAAGGGAAACCGATGAAGGTGTAGGTATATTCGAAGTAGTATCTGGTAAGACTGCAGTATATAGAATTACTGTTAGCCCACCAACAGTCACATTATTCAATGGCTCTGCAAAAGCTACAGTAAAGATACAACGTATTTCTGGTAATGGGGATGATTACAGAGTAAGGGTAATTGAAACTGGGGAAACCTTTAATGCTCAGAATGGTTATGTATATACTGCAAATAGGGCAGGGACTTATACCTTCCAGTCTGTAGCTTACCCTACTGCTAAGACTACTTTGGTAGTTAATAATTCTCCAGTAGTATATCAGAACAAGTTAAAGATAGTACCTTCGGATGCTACAGACAGTCATTGGAAAGAACCCAACTGGGCATTACCAGAAGACCAGATAGATGATACTTATGCAGTATACCAATTACTGGATGAGAAGTCTGCTTGTAAGTTCCATCTTGAGGAAATGAAAAATGGGGTCAATGTAAGTGGTACTGCTACCTGTGATGAGAACGGGGAAACCTATAACCTTGATGAGGAAATTGTTCTTACCAAGGCTGGGACTTATACCTTTGTGGCAGATGATGGTTCTTCATTAAGATGTCAAGTAATACTGGAAGATTATCCTACAATCATCGAGATTTCTTGTACTCCCCCTTATGCAGAATTAAAGGGGAATGTTAAACAAGTATCTACTTTAATCAAGTGTACTTCTAATAAACCTGACTTCGATAGTCGAATAAGGGAAGTTGGTAAAGTAACTACTTATGACGCAGGTGGTGCTGGTTATGAATTTGTAACTGCACAAGCTGGAGAGTATATATTTGAATCAGTGGTAGATACTTCGAAGAGAACTAAGTTCACCGTAGTAGATGCAGACCTTTTAAGTGTTAGTCCTCAAAAGTTAGAATGGGAACATGATGACCTCTCAGAGAAAATATTTACCATTACAACTTACAGTAATCAATCTTGGCAAATAGTAGAACAATGATAAATTCAACAATCGATAGAATAACAGAAACCACAACTCAGTCTTTATTCAAGACATTCACTGTGGGTATATTGGGAGAGTGTACACAAATCTTATATGATTTGAGATGGATGATAATCCTTGCAATAATTCTAATCCTATCAGACTTATGGTTTGGGTTATCTGCAAGTAGGTTACAGAAAATCGAAATTCGAAAATCTAGAGCTGGAAGAAGAACTCTAAACAAGATAGTAGATTATATCTGCTATGTTCTACTTGGTGCTGTACTTGGTAAAGCTATTGGAGAACCCTATGGGATGAACCCAATAGTAGTATCAATAACGGTTATGGTAATTTGCTACTGTTTCGAAGTAGATAGTATATATGGACACATCTGTGAAATACATGGTATTAAGAAACGGTACAGTATATGGAGAATACTCTTTAAATTGTTAACCTTCAAATTCAAGGATGTAGGTGAAGCATTTAAAGATATGTCAGAACAAAAGAATCAATTTAAAAATACTAAGGACAATGAAGACGTACTTTAAGTATGAAGGTATTATTAAATCAAAGGAAGCAGCAGAGGCAATTGCTGCTCCTTCTGGTTTAGGACCATTCTGTGGATTTGGCTCAGCTACCATAAATGGTAACAAGTTAGTGGTATCTCCTCAGGGAGTTGCTGGAAGTAAGTATGCCAATGTAATCAAGGATAGGATTATGGCAAGGTATATGGCAAAGGCTTCGGAAGATGGAGAATTGCCAGACGTGAACTTTGGATGTATTTCAAGAGATGGGTATGTATTTATATCCGATGAACAAACCCTTACCATTGAGAACATCCAAGGTACCCAAGGTTCAACAGAAGAAGTATTACTCTTTGCAGTACATACTACTATTTCTGAACCAGTAGATAATCCAGTAGACTTTGTAGCTTATTGGAATGAATCCTCCGAAAGCTTCTACACCTTGTTTAAAAAGTCTCTGGATATTTATTATCCGATTGCCGAAGAGAATCGTACACCGGATATCATTAATAATGATGTATATTCTAATTACGATATGACCTATAGCAATCTTCTAGAGATGGTAGAGAGTGCTTGCCCTTATTACTCTAATAATAAAACTTCCGTTGTTCTTATCGGAGTATATGGTAAGGGTACTGATGCAATGACCAAACGAAATGAGAACTTTGCTATCGTACCCTATCAAGGTAAGTTTCAAGAAATCCCTTATACTACTGCTGCCCAGAGTATGATGAGGGAATCAGTGAAAAGAGTAGAACAGATAAATTCAGGCTTTCCAGTAGTAGATGAATCGGGTACTAAGTTAAATATCAAGCAATACATTGATAGTCAAATTGAGGCTATCAGAAAAGAATTCTCTGAATCTCTGAGTACTGCTAACTTACCAATCGGTTCTATTATTCTTTGGGAAACCGATGTAATACCCAATGGTTGGGCAGAATATACTAAGGCAGCTGGTAGAATAGTTATTGGTTACCAAGCTGGAGGTGTTCAAATTGGGGATGAAGTAATGTTACAGAATGTTGGAGATTACTATACACCAACTAAGGGTAATTTCTTAATCTCTATTAAAGGTGATGACCTTCCTAAGCATAGGCATGCTCTTGGTGTATCTAAAGGTAAACAAGATAATGCCAATAACTGGGAGAACGTTCGTCCTCAATCTTTCTTTAATAGGGAGACGGGATTGAATGGAGATTTCGGTAGAGGAACTCCTACCAAGGGTATTCAAGATGGTGCTATCGTAGTAAGCTGGAACCTATTAGGGGAATCTTTCTTACAAGAAACTTCGGTAGAAACTTTGGATATTGAGAAATTGCCACCGACTATTACATTACGATATATCCAAAAAATATCATCATAAAGTTGTTTATTAGTTATTTAGTAGTATTAAAACTCATGTGTATTATTTGTATTGTTTAAGAGTAAACATTCGTTTACAATCTGTGTTTTGCATAGTAAAAATCAATTGGGAAAGGGACGTTGGGAAACGTCCCTTTTCTTTTGTGTTAATACTTAAGTTCTTCTTTAGCTCGGTCTTCCCAATATTGTATATCTTGTCTAAGTTCTGATATATATCTCATAGATTCATTAGTCTTAGGCATTTCGAAAAATTCTATAAGCATTATATTAGTAATACGGGTACTATTCCCAAGTCTTTCCTTGATAAAGGGTGGAGGAGTAATTAATACCTCAAATAAAAGATAGGCATCAGGTGAAAGCTTATCCTTCATATAGGTATACATCATATCGAGCATTTCTGATTTAGCTTTCTCTTCTTCACTATCATCCTCTAATTCCTTATCATTATCAAATAAGTCATCGAGTTTAAAGAGACTTTGATTATACTCGGCTTGTTCTCCGTATGCAGAACGAAGCAATTTATTTTTGAATGTACTAAGTGATGCAAGGATTCTTGCTTTAAGATGTTCTTCAGTACATTCACCATAGTATTTGTTGAAAACAAATAACATCTTATCCCAGAAATAAGATTGGATAATATCCGGTGTAAGATTAAACCGTTTATAATCAATCTGACGGGTAAGATTTCTGATTACTGGCTTACAGACTTTATAAAGTCTATTGAATGTAGCTTCATCATATTCCTGCATAGGTTTTAATCTATGAAGCTCTGAGCCATTATTTCCTTTACTTTTTCCCATGTTATTAAATATTCGTTGTGCAAATATAAGTATTTTTTCTTATATAAAATAATAATATTAAATAATCTGGAGCTTAAGGTAGTGGATTAGTAGTTTCTAGATAGATGTCAACATGCTCAGAACTATCTCGGTACTATCAAAATCTATTAGTTTATATAATATTGCAATATAGATATGAAGAAATTTAAAGACAACATCAAGTTCAGTTTTTCTCCCGAGTTTCAATTCGAGATACTCAGGTTTGTTTTAAAAGATAAGGAAGGGGGATTAGTACTCAAAAGGATTAAATCCAATTACCTGGTTCTCATAGAACACTCCCTTATCTTCGAAGGTATATCAAAATATTTTAAGAAGCAAGGCAGAATGCCCTCCGAGAATATCTTAAAGGAAGTATTAAAAGAGTTACTAGAATCCAAAACCTATGTGGATTTGGTAACTAAGGATGATATACCTAATATCAATAAACTAATAAGTAATCTCTATCATATACCACTATCGGATTCTGATTACATAAAAGAAAAGATATATCAGTTCTCTACCTATGTTGAGATGAAGAACTTAAATGATTCTTTTGATTTGGATAACTTCGAACAATACGAAGAATATTCGAGGAAGATTGAAAAGGTACTTCAGAAAAGTAAACCTAAGAAAGAGGATGAACCCCTATATATGATTCGAGATATTACCGAGAGACAGTTTAGAAGGCAATCAGAACCTTCAGTATTACCATGCCCATTTAGGCAATTGAATGATTTAACCAATGCAGGAGGTTATCCAGAACATTCGGTTAATGTGATATTGGATAAACCTAAAGCAAAGAAAACATTCTTCATGGTAAATCTTGCAAGAGGTTATCTTAGAATGAAGAAGTCTGTATTATATATTGATACAGAAAATGGTCAAGAACAAATTATGGACCGTTTCATTCAATCAAGTATTAATAAAACTAAGAAGGAATTATACTCGGGTGAATATGATAAACTTGAGGCAAAGCATTTAAGGAAACTTGCAAGGTTTGGAGTTGAATTAGTGGTTGAGCGTGTACCAGCAATGATTACTAATACCACTTATATAAGGGAAAAGATAATTCAGCTTCGTAATCAAGGAATTGATATTAAAGTTCTTATGGTTGACTACGCTGGTAAGCTTGCATCAATAGCGGGTGATAGAGAAGATTTCGAAAGGATATCTAATGTATACGTAGACCTTCAGAATCTGGCAGAAGAATTACATTTAGATATTATATGGACTGCCCATCACATTACTCGTGAAGGTAAAAAGCATAGGCTTACTCGGTATGATGAGAATGATATCTCTGGTTCAATTGCCATTGTTCGTAATGCCCAGGTTATCATGGGTCTTAACTCTACTGAGCAAGAAGAAAAAGATAATATTCTTCGAGCTGAGATAGTAGTACAAAGGGATGGTCTTCCTTCCGGTAGAGCATTATTCAAATGCGATGTCGAAAGGCAAAGATGTACGGAATTTACAAGGGAACAACGTAAACAATATGATGGAGTGTATGGTAGTAAGTTGGATGAACAATTTAAAAAGAATACTAACCCGGATGAGGATTCTAAGAAAAGGGAAAGAACTACTGGAGACATTTAGATGTAAGTTGGGTTATCATGAATGGGTAGCAGTTCATTGGACTGAGTTTAAACAGAGACCTCGTAGGGCAATTTTTTCTAAGAAAGGCGGGAGAAGGAAAGCCCAGTATTATGAGAAACGTCATGTAGAGTATTACTGTAATATATGCGGGAAGAAAAGATATGAAAATAACAAACCAGTTTAAATCTAGACTAAGGACATACTTTATTAAACGATTGGGAGCATTCGATTATAAGCACGGATGGTTACGCATTCCCACTTGCCCATATTGCGGGAGAGAACAGAAGTTGGGAGTTAACCTTTCTATGTATAGAACCAATTGTTTTAGATGTAATGCCCATCCTTCTCCTGCTCAACTAATAATGGACATAGAAGGATTTACTGAGTACCATGAACTAATTAATTTTTTGAACAATGGACAATTTGATGAACTACAGTTTAAGGAAGAGAAAATCGAACTTGCCGAAAGTAAGCCCGTATATCTCCCAGATGGATTTAGAAATATTTCGCTCGGAGACAGCCAACTTGCAAAAAGCATTCGTGGATATATCAAGAAACGCGGCTTTAACCTCGAGAAGTTTTCAAGATACGGTATCGGCTATGGAACAAGCGGCTCAACGTATGGGTACCTCATTATACCCTTTTATTACAAAGGCCAACTTAGATATTACAATGCTCGAAATGTTATCGGCAAAGGACCCAGATATAATAACCCAGACAAAGATATCACCGGTTTGGGAAAACAGTTTATCATCTTTAATCATGACGCATTGGAGATGTATCGGTCGGTATTCATTTGCGAAGGAGCACTTAATGCTCTCACAATTGGGGATAGAGCAATTGCCACAATGGGCAAAGTTGTATCTAAATATCAACTAAACGAATTAATAAAAGCACCTTGTCAACGGTATATAATTCTATTAGATTTTGATGCTCAAAAGTATGCTATAGAATTGGCATTGAAACTTATACAATACAAGAAAGTGAAGTTAGTTCTTTTTGAGGATAATAGGGATGTAAACGATTTAGGTAGGAAAGCCGTTCTTAAAAAAGTTTATGAAACTAGATATGCTACCTATCAGGGATTAATTAAACTTAAAAACTCATTATGATGGAAGATAATGTACCAGGTTTTATAGGTTATCATATTACTAGAGATGGAAAATTATATTCAAGACGGATAGAAAGATCTCCTTATAAGTTTGGTAAATGGCATAAACTAAGGCTTTCGAAAAAGGCCAGAGTTAAGGTAAAACTTTATAAGGACGGTAGAGGTTATAATTTGAGTATTAGTAGGTTGGTAGCTTTAGTATATGTATATAATCCTAATCCTTCTAAGTTTAATGAAGTAATGCACTTAGATAATAATCCTTTAAATAACCATTATAGGAATCTTCAATGGGGTACACATAGTATGAATATACAACAAATGATTTTCGAACAGAGAAGGAAATCATTTAAAACTATTCAAAATCCTAATTGGCAAAATTTTAAAATATCCTCTAGGAAGTATAGGAGAATGACTAGATTACTTAGTTTAGGGAAAAGTAGAATATACATAAGTAAGAGATTAGGAGTATCTCGTAAAACCCTTTATAATACTCTTCATAGAGATTTATGAGATTCCGAAACTCTTTGGAGTAAGGATTACCTATTATATTATATAATTTAAAATTAATAATGATATGAAATTTAAGATTGACAGTGGTATAGTAGCTGTTATTACAGCTGTTACCCTTTTTATTTTGATTATGGGTTATTTTATGCCAGTAATGAGTTGGTTTGAAAAACCCCAACCAAGAAAGAATATGGTTTTCAGATGTGAGATGGTTGATGGTAAAGTTAGAGATTATACTTTAAATTTACCAGAAAATGTTACTTGGTATGTTGGTACAAATAGAGGTTCATACTATGTAAACTTCGGTTCTCCTACTAAAAACCTCTATGGAAAGGAATGCCCAATCGATATTAATGAGGGTCGTATTAATGGAGTTTTAGTTTGTAATAGGATAAAATGAGAGAACCCAGTATTCACATTACTAAGTCTCAATTTGAGGAAATATTAAATACCTTAGAGGTAGATAACTTCCCAGTTGAGGCTTTTTTTGTTATTGCTCGAAAGGAGGCAATAAATCATAGAGCAGTCTTAGTTTCTAATAATAAGAATACTAAGCGAGTTAATAACATTTTACTAGCATCTAAGGGGGATGCTGCCCTTGTTGCTGATATTTTATATGCAACTCGTATAAAGTTAAAGCATAGGGGAGTTCGTAAAATAAATGAAAGTAATTCTCGGGAATGGGCAAATTGTAAAAAGCTTGCAGAGATATGTAATACCTTCTGTGAAGATTTTAAATTTGATACTCGAGAAGGTTTTATTAGATATATTGAGACTGGGTTAAAGAGGATGACCGACTATCGGAATGTTATGCAAAGGTTAATATCTATGCAGGACAACATCACTAATCAAATAGATGCTGAGATAGAATTACAACATTCAGATTTAGAACTTACTAAAGAGATACATGATTATTTCATAGGTAAGATTGCTAAGGCAACTGGTATATATGAGTCTTATGAAAATCAACCTGAGAAGTATGTACACTTTGCAAAGGTAGGTGAATTCCTAAAAGAGGAGGGCTGGGATTATAAGACATTCATAGATGCTCAGTTTGAATCTCTTGCATGGTGCAATGGGTTACCAGATATTGCACAAATGTATACGGATAAAGCAATTGAAAGATACAATAAGTATTTATATAAATATAAGAATAAACAACTTCTTGGAGATGAACCTACAGTAGAGGGGAGTCTTTGGGATTCTATAAATAACTAAATGTATGAAAGGTTTACAATTTTTCGGAAACAGAGTAGAGGATGCAGCTAATGCTTTTATAGATGTCCTCAAGTATTCAGACCAATCCGTGGATTATCCAGATTTTAAGGATATCGAACCATGGCCTGATGAGATAATTAATATGTTCTATGTGATTTGGAAGAATGCCAAGTTCTCAGAACTAAGTGCCATCATTATGTATACCCAACAGTCTTCTAGATTTGAAGAAATATCCGAATTGATGTTGGGTATTGGTTTGGTAGAGATGAGACACCTTGATAAGATATCGGACTTTTTACAAAAGGCAGATCCCTATGAGGATTACTCTACCATGAATATTAATCCTACGATTGAGATTGGTTCTACTTGGGAACAAGCTTTAAAGATTGCTTTGAATTCCGAGATAGAAACTATTGGTCACTACAAGAAAATTCAAAGAGCAATTGCTCAATACGAAGAACGCCCAGATTACGATGATGTGAATTATTTCCTTGAGAAATTGATTGCCGATGAGGAACATCATATCAAACTTCTTAAGGAAGCAATGGGCATGGATAAAGCCACTAAGGGTGTAACGGTAATTATCAAATGAGTAGGATAATCATACAGAATGGAAATATGTGCGAACTCGACTTACCTCTTAAGTTCGCACAAAAACTTTATAATGAGTTCGCTATTCGACATCCAAATGCTTTCTACTTACGTACAAGGCAAAGAGGTATGCAGAATTGGGATGGTAAGATTCATTACATTACCAAGACTGGGCAATTTAAAATAGGTTTGCTTCCTAAGGTATACGATATGTGTATTGAAATGGGGATTAAACCTAAAGTTGTAGATATGAGACAACCTTTACCTAAAGTCAGTAAAGTAGTTACGAATATAGGCAAATATAAATTAAGACCAGAGCAAGAGAAAGCTGTTAAGGCAGTTATCAATAATAAGATAGGGAATACACCTTTTCATATTGGCGTATTAGATTACACTGTTAATGCAGGTAAAACACTTATCATGTCGTCTTTATATTTATCCTATAAGAAGCAGTTAAAGACTTTGCTAATAACTAATGATTCGGATTGGTTAAATCAAGCTAGAGAAGAATTTAAGCAATATCTTCCCGGAGAAGATATCACTTTTGTTCAAGGTAAGGTTTTAAACTGGAGTAATTTCACCATAGGTATGGTTCAGTCTATTTCGAGGAACATGAGATTCTATCAAAAAGAATTATCTCAGATAGACATGGTACTTGTGGATGAGGCTGACCAGGGGGGTAGTAAGCAATATCAGAATGTAATCACTAGATTGTTTAATACCAGAATTCGTATAGGATTATCTGGTACGATTTATATGAGTAAGCTTGCTAAGGATAGGGTTAAGAATATGAACTTAGAATGTTTCTTTGGTAAAGTACTTGCTGAGTTCAAACTCAAGGATTCTATCAAAAAGGGTTACTCAACAAAAACCGTTGTAAAGATGGTACCTGGTAAACCTTGGTATGGTAATTGGGAATCTGATTGTATTTCCTATAAGGAAATATACGATGATTCAATCACCAATTGTTATACAGCTTGGTTAATGGCTTATAATAGATTACTATGGAACCTTAATCAAGGCAGATACCCTGCTCTCGTAGTATGCAAGCATATTGCACATTGTGAAAATCTATATAAGTTCTTTAAAAAGAAACTGGGCGATGCCTATAATATTGCCTACGTGCATGTTAATACTTCCTCTAAATTAAGACAACAAATAATGAAGGATTTTAGGGAAGGTAAAATAGATATCCTGGTATCAACTACAATCATTGCTCGAGGTAAAAACTTTCCTAAGCTTAGGTATTTACTTAATGCAGCAAGTATGGATAGTCAAGAAAAATCCATTCAGTTCCTGGGTCGTTTGGTAAGAACTGATAAATCGAAAAAGAAAGTATACCTTGATGACCTTCACTATCCCGGAAATTATTTAGATAGGCACGGTAAACATCGGAAGCAATATTATCAGAGACAAGAATTGAAAGTAATACTGTTAGATAAGCTATGGAAGAAACATCCTAACCATAGCCTTATTAAGAGTTAACTAGAAGTACTATGAGTATTTACTTTTTCTCCGTAGGAGGAAAAGAAGATTACAATTAATAAGCATATAGGCATTATGAATAATGATAAACTAATATGTATCAGAGATGAGGATGATAATAAACTAACTACTCTATTATCAGATGGTTGGAAGATAATCCAAATCTCTGCATCCGGTATTTATTGCTGGGTACTCTTAAGGAAACCCAATAATACTAAAAAGAAAATCAAAGGCTTTCAGTGATGGAGAAATATATTTTAATTACAGCGGTTGTTATTATGATAATAATACTCGCTTTAGACTTCATACTTTCTAAGGATGGCTATCAATGCCATTCATGTAAGAAACGTTTTCATAAAGAGGATTTAGAAATCAAGGGATGGCATTTAAAAGAATGGGTCTGTCCCCATTGTAAACACCTTAATTACACTTATGATGAAGAAGATTAAAGAATGGTTTAAGTCGTTTAAGTCTCTTGTTGTGGGAGAGGTACATAATCCTAAACATGTATTCAACTGTAGAGATTTGATATGGATATCAAACTTGGAAACTTCTCAAAATACCCCCGAATGTTTTACTCATTTCTTTTGTTTGTACTGGAGTAATGGTATGGTAGTCAAAGTATGTCAAGAGAGCTATGATAGAAATTCATACCAAGAATTATATAAACTCAGGGAACTATTTATAAATAACATCGGTTATTCCTATGTTCCCATAGAAGATAACAGTGAAATATACATTTATTATAAACGTAAAAAAGACATATAATGGCTAAGAAAAAGAAACAACTTCCTGACTTATCGAAGCAAGATATCCTTACTCCCATAGATGTTAGTACTCTGGGAACTAATGGAGACCCTTGCTTTGGTATTGGGTATGATTTATCAACTAAGGAATGTAAACTATGCGGAGACTCAGAATTATGTGCATTCAAGATGTCACAGAATATGAATATCACAAGGAAAGAGCTAGAACAGAAGAATCAATACAAGGATTTGGATGTATTAGAAGACACAGTTGGTATCAAGAAATACATCCGAGGCTTGATTCGGAAAGGGAAAGACAAAAAAGAAGTTATTACCAAAACTGTTGAGAAATTCGAAGTACCCAGAAAACGTATTAGAGAACTTTATAAAGAGTGTATTAAATAATGAAACCAATAGAGATGATATGGGCTATGTTCAAGGTATACCTTAATAACCCAAACTATTTTGTAAAGCAAGAAGATGTACTTGCTAACCTTTGTATGGAAGGTTCTTCCGATGTAATCAGGATGTGTAATTCATTGGAAGTACATGTTTCTAGACCCGAGAAATTAACCTTTGGACAACTTTTACGTAAATGCAATATATTATGAACAGATTCAGATTTATCAAAGTAAGGGAGGTAGTATCTCCCAACAGAGCAAACCCCAATGATGCTGGGTTAGATTTTTATGTACCAACCAACTTGACTTCAGAGGATATCCACTCTAAGAATGAATTTGATTCAGGAGGATATGATTTGGATATACCCTTTAGTGAATCATTCGTAAGGCATATAGCTTTAAAACCAGGTCATCGTATACTTATCCCATCAGGTATCAAAGGTTTGCTAGAACCTCCTGCATCTATGTTAATGGCAGCAAACAAATCTGGTATAGCTACTAAGAAAGGGTTAATCTTTACTGCCGAGATAGTAGATTCTCCCTATGTTGGAGAGATACACATTGGAGTATACAACACTTCTCAAGAAGCCCAGGTTATTGAGGCTGGCCAGAAGCTGGTACAATTTATTCATGTACCTATCTATATTACTGAACCAGAAGAGATTCAACAAGAGGAATTTTATACTGAATCCCAGATGTGGGGAAGTAGAGGAGGGAATGGTTTTGGTTCATCAGGAAGTAAATAATCATGGACATCAGGAATATAAATGAACAAGGGCCTCAGGTAGAAGAAACTGAGGCACGGATATTACAAGAAATGTATGTTCTTGGGATAGAGCAATTCTCTGGGTATAAATCCATAGAAAAGCTACCAGATTACCCATTAGATATAAATAATCCAAAGAGCCAAGTTATTCTAAAGGATTTTATTGGTAGAGTTATTGAAGAGTTAACTGAAGGATTCGAATCTACCGATGAAGTAGTATCTATATATCGTGATTATGGATGGAATAATGATTGTTTAACCTCAGAGGAATATACTCAGGTATTAAATCATCTAGCAAATGCAAATGAGGAACAAGCAGATGCCTTGGGATTCTTCTTTACTTTGCTTTTGTATTCTAATATATTGCCAGAAGATATATTAAAATACCAAGATGCAAAGAGTTTATTTGAGGTAATGGCAATTGGAGTCAAAGACTTACTCATCAAGTACCCAGACCATCGAAGTGTAAGGAAATACCCTATACTAAGTCCAACTGATTGGGCAAGAGAAGATAGAGCAGAATATGATAAGATAGTTTCTTATACCCCAGGTTTTCATGAAATGAGCGAGATATCTCATGAAAATGAGAAGCTATATTTATGGGAAGTAATATATGAACTTAATAAAGCAAGGAACTTCCTTAAATGTAGACCCTGGAAACAAACTCAAGTGATGACCAAAGAAATAGATTTTCAGGAATCTTTGGTAAAGTCATTCTATCTATATATGGGATTTTTAGCCATGAATGGGTTTACTCCTTGTGGATTATTTAGTTTATTCTTTAAAAAACAACGTCTCAATTTATGGAGACAAAATACTAATTACTAGCATGTCAGGATGGAACCATAAATTAGAGGGACTTCAACTTAATCCGGAGGAGTCCCTCCATTCGTTAGAATTTGCTACTTCACAAGAGGCATGGGAAAAACTCAATGAGGGATTCCTAAGATTAGAGCCTGCTTTATTTGCAAAGGGGGCTATTGCCAATAGTGGGGTAGCAGTAGTGTATAACGTATTCATAAAAATACGCAATGCCTGGGTAGACCCAGAATTTGATTATGGGAGATGTTTCAATTATAAAGAAACTAAGTGGACTAGCTTATTGAATAACTACATAGACTTTAATAAGCTTGACTTGTTGCGTAGTAAACTGAGAGTACTGAGAAATAAGTACAATCAGAATTACAATATAACCTATATGTTTAACAATCATCATGATAACGGAAAGCAATGTCTAATAGCAGCGACTTTTTCAAAACGATTCGGGGAGGACATCCCAGTTATTACAATGGTAGTTCGGGCTTCGGAGATTACCAAGAGGTTAATATTCGATTTCCTATTAATTCAACGAATGTCAGAGTACGTATATGGTCCGGATCAGTCAGTACAAATCAACCTATTCGCGACTCAAATGTACGGAAATGTGGAGACACTTCTAATGTATCATACCCATAAGCCATTGAAGAAGGTACTTAAGGGGGCAGAAGAGAATGCTTGGAATAAGAGAATAAAAGAGATATGGAAGAAATTCCAAAAGGGTACAGAGAAGGAATTCTCTTCATTCAAGGTATTCTTTAGAAGTTTTAAAGTGCTCAGACCAGATTTATATGAAGAAACATATAAATCAATGAAAGCAAAAGAATTACTTCTTGAATACGAAGATATTGAATATCCCGAGAATGTAATTTCTTACTCTCAACGTAAAGCCTATAAGAAGAAACTTTTAAAACAAAAGAACAACAATGGAAGCTAAGGAATTTTTAAATCAGAAGCGTATAGGATTAGTAAACAAATTCTATTACCAAGTTTTTGAGATTAAAAAGAACGGGGGAGAACCAGATATACCCTTGTTATTAAAAGAGGTAGAGGATTTTGATGATTTTGTATATCGCTACTGGCATATGACCTGGGTTAGTTCTACAATGTCATACAATTAAATATTTATATTATATGAGGATATATTCTAACAGTTTTGAGTTAATGTCCGAAATGGGCAGAGAACTCAACAGTTATGGTCAACTTGTAAAACCAAAGACCTATCAAAATAAAGTCATTGAAGGTAATGAGGATTTTATTACTAAAGAACTCATTTGCCAACAATATTGCTTAACTTCATTGGGAGACCCGGTATGGTTATTCGTATTCTCTCATTCAAGAGAATGGGCAGATGCAGAGTTCCAAGAAAGGGTTGATACCTCTGATATAATTAATCCAGGTAAAGCTTGGGAATTAAGGAAAGATTTATGGGAACAATTCCTGGTAAATGGGAAATTTGATTATACCTATAATGAGAGAATCATCCATGTTATTAAACCCTTGATAAAATTACTGAAGGACGATAATGACACTCGTAAAGCAGTATTACCAATATTCAATGGTGATATGGACGGATTAGATACAGATTGGTATGATGGTAGTAGACGTATACCCTGCTCTATGTATTATGACTTCCTTATTCGTCAGGATGGTAAAGGAGAGAAGGTATTACACATTTGTTATCACCAGAGAAGTTCTGATTTTGTTCAACATTTTGGTAACGATGTATATCTTGCATGGAGATTAATGGAATATGTAGCTAAAGAAGTTGGAGTAAAACCCGGTTATTTGTATCATACAATCGATTCTCTTCATGCTTATAAGAAAGATTGGACAGCATTAGCTTCTAATCTGGAAGACTTACAAGAGACATACTAATAATGAGGGATGTATCTACTACTGGTGGGTATGTCCCTTTTCTATTTTAAAATATGGAGACACGGTATACAATAATAAAAAACAAGAGAGAGCTTAAGAAACTTATTGCTTGTTGTAAAGCTACAGGTTATGCTTGCTGTGACTACGAAACAAATGCAGAACCTATATATAATAAGGGTTTTAAGCCAACTATACTCTCAGTATCCTGGATGCCAGGGTTTGGTGCTTCCATTCCTTTAGACCATTTCGAAACAAAAGATTATACTTCACCGGGTTGGAATTGGAAAAAGATGCTAAGGAAATTTGGAGAAGAGGTAATTGAGAATTATGATATTGTAAAGGTTGCATGGAACTGGAAGTTTGATGACCAGATAAATCAAAAGTATCAAATATTCTATAGGGGTACTTGTTTAGATGGTATGCTTGCAAAATATGTTCTCAATGAGGAAAAACCACATGACCTAAAATCAATGGTAAGAAGATATCTGCCCGAGTATGGTAATTATGAGAAACAAGATGCTTTCGATAAGATACCTTGGGATGAAAAAGAATTAGACCCACTTTGCCATTATGGGTGTCAAGATACAGATTATACTCTTAGGTTAATGATATTCTTTGAGAAGAAACTAATTGACTTAGGTATGTATTCTGTATTCCGTAATTTATTTATGTGTAATTCACGAGTACTTACTTCAGTAGAGAAAGAGGGTTTATATCTAGATACTGAGTTCAATAAAAAACTTTTAGAAGAATATAAGCCAAAAATAGATGCTGCTAGAGACGCAATATATGCTTTGCCAAGAGTAAAGAAATTCGAAAAGAAGTATAACCAAGAAAAGATTGATAAGTATATTCAATCTATCGAATCAGAACTTGAAGAGTTAGATTATAATGACCCAAAGGATAAACGTAAGATTGCATCAAGGGAACAGAAAATTTCAAATATCAAAGCAGGTATATTCACAACTAAAAAGGAACAAGAATTAATAAGGCCCATTAATTTGGGTAGTCCAGTTGATTTACCTGCATTGATGTATTCGGATGATGGTTTTCATTTTGATGTGATTAAGGATAATGAATCTGGTAAACCAAGTACTGATGAAGAAACTCTTACTAACTTAAGGTTAACCATTAAAAAGCCAGATTCACCAAAGGCAATATTCCTTGACAAGCTTCTTGAATTACGAGGGTTAGAGAAAATGTATAAGACCTATATTTATGGATGGTGGGAAAAGGTACAAGATGATTCTAGATTACACGGTAGATACAATATACATGGTACAGACTCTAATCGGTTTAGTTCTGCAGACCCAAATATGCAGCAGATACCAAAGACATCTGTAGACCCTAATATCAAGAAACAATTAGTTGCTCCTCCTGGGTATTTATATATGGCATTTGACTACTCACAGGCAGAGTTAAGGATGATGGCTCATCTATCTGGTGATGAAACCTATCTTGATGCTTTTGCAAAAGGAGCTGATCCTCACTTGGGCATAGCAGCAGCAAAATATGGTGTATCAATTGAAGAAGCATCTAAAATATACGAAGATGAAAATCATCCTGACCATAAGTTATGGAAGACTAGAAGAAAACAAGCTAAGCAAATTGCATTCGGTTTGATTTATGGTATTGGAGAAGCTTTACTTGCAGTAAAATTATCCGACCCAAAAGCTGGTATTATAGTTACTAAAGAAGAAGCCCATAAAGAAATGGCAGAGTTCTTTGAGAAACATCCAAAGATACTTAAATTCAAAGAGAAGCAAGAGAAATTCCTGCGTAAGCATGGGTATTATACCCAGTTATTTGGTACTAAGAGAAGATTACCCCAAATATACTCAAATGATAAACAAGAAGTTGCTTATGCCATCCGTTTGGGACTTAATTTCCCATGTCAAGGTGCTGCAGCAAATATGACCAACTTTGGGGCTATTCTTGTTTATTGGTTAATGAGACAAGGTAAATTACCTATGATGAAAGAAGCTTGTACGGTACATGATGCAGTATATATGTATTCTAAACCAGAAGATATAAATACCTGGACTGTATATACCATTTGGAATATTCTACGTAATCCAAGTACTAAGAAGTATTTCGGTTTTCAAGTAGATGACGTAACTCTATCAATGGATTTTACAATAGGTAGGTCTATGGCAGAAGAATTACCGTTTATGCCAGGCTATGATTATACTAGAATGTTAAAACCAGACTTTTCAGTAGAAGAGTACATGGAAGAATATCATAAGTTTAAAACCCATAAGATTGGTAATTTTAGTGCAGCTTCCCCCGAGGTATTTATGGAACTATATAAAAAGGAAATCCATAAATATCAACGAGAATATGAAGAATCGAGAAAAGGGTAATATACCAGGATTTAGTAATTACTACATATCCCGTACTGGGAAGTTATATTCGAAATTTACTGGTAATTGGAGATTGGTAAAACCTGCTATGAAAGATAATGGTTATTTATCTAACTCTTTAGTAGGAGATGATGGTAAACGGAAGAATTTCTATAGACATAGGTTAGTGGCTTCCACTTATATACCTAACCCAAACCATTATCCTCAAGTATGCCATAAAGATAATGACCCTGAAAATAATAGAGTAAGTAATCTATATTGGGGAACTGCTAAGATGAACATGGGTCAATGTATAGAAGATAAAAGGTTCTATTTTGTTGGCAAAGAACGAGAACGTAAGGTAAATGTAGAATTATTAATTTCTAGGTACATAGAAGGTATACCAAGAAAGGATATACTAGAAGAATTTGGTATCTCAGTTGGTGTATTGTATAAAATATTACGGTATAATAACATAAAACTAAGAAAATGAAAAAGATTTTGAACGGTCCCACAGTATGGAGAGCTAAATGCCCATGCTGTGATTGTGAATTTGAATACGATGTCAGTGAAACTTTCAGAGTTTACGATAAGAGTAATTCAAGCGTTTTTAGGATATTACAATGTCCATCTTGTAAAACCAATATAAGGCATTCTGATTCAGTATCTACATCTACAGAAATGAAAAGAGAGGATACTATGTCCACATAAATAAAATAAATTTAAGAAACCATGGCAACAAATGAAGAATATCAGAATGCAAGTAAATTAACTGCCCTTACCTATATGATTGCAGGATGTTTGGGTTATTCTATTGAGAATCTGTTTAAATACCTGGATGCTACGAATTTAAAGGTAAGTGGACAAGAAAAGATGTTATTCAATCGAGTAAAGACCCAACTACATCAATTACAGACTAATCTTACTACATTAGAAGATATGGCTTTTAAAGTAATGGCCACTGATGAGGATGGGAAACTTGCCTATGAAGATGCTACTCATATTTATTGGGCAGCTTTCTTAGTATTATTAGATAGAGGGGGAACTGATAACTTATGCGACTTACGATTAAGAGCTTTAGTAGATAAGATTAGTCCCTATAAATCTCTTCTTAGATTGCCTGGTATGAGTTTAGCTTATCAAATGGCTTTTGCTCAAGTATCTAATGCTATAAGTAAAGGCGAATTTAGTAAGGAAGACTTTAAAAACCTATTAGAAGTTTATGAAGACGGAGCTAAAAAAACTAAAGGTTAAATTTGAGGGTAGGACCCTAGAAATTGATATTCAAAAAGAATTGTCTATCAATGAGAATATCATTAATTCTCAGCTACGAGAATCTCCTTCTAGTTATTATATTCTTTGTTCTCTTAGAGATAAGTATATAAAGGAAAGAGATTTACTAGCAAGGGAAAAGGATGAAGCCTATTCCAATGCTTGGGTATATTATAAGGATGCTAATGAAAGGTGGAATAACGAATATGTTTCTCATAAGGCAAATCTTAACAAGAAGTATTCTTCCATTTATGAAAGATACTTAAAAGCTGTAGAAAAAGCAAATAAGTTCATAGCTATATGTAAAGCTTATGAGAGTCGGGAGAATATATTAAGAACTATTAATGCGAATCTAAGAAAGGGTTAACCCATTGAACTATAAATAATTACTACCTTTTAAAAACAGTATTAGAATATGAATTATTCAATGACATTTATCTCACCTCTTGTGGCTGAGAAATTTAATCAAGAATTACCTGGATGCCCTACAGAAAACCGGGTACTTATTTTATCTCCAAAGGAGGTAAACCAAACTAAATCGGGTTTGATTATCCCTGAACAAGTAAAAGAGGGAGTTCCTCGTAAAGGGGTTGTAGTAAAGAGTGGGGAAATTACCGAAGAATACAAAACCTACCGAGAATTGGTTGCTGTAGGTAGAATAGTTACCTATGGTTTGTATGCAGGTAAAGAACTTGAATTCGAAACGGACAAACTATCTCCTGCTCTCAAACAACTTTTAGAGAAAAACGTTCTTACCGTATTGAGTATGAACGAAGTAGTTTACTCAGAACCGAATAATTAAAACTAATCATTATGATAAAAGACAAGAAGAAAAAGAAAGTTTCATCAGAGGGACTTTCTACAAAAGAAAAGATGCTAGCTAGAAAGAAACAGCTAGAATCCAAGGGAAATGGTAGTGGGTTAGTATATCCAAAAGAGGGAACTCTGAGGATGAGAATTAAATCTCCGGGTGATGACCAAGAATTGGGTATCGAAATTATTCAATTCTACCTGGGTGGCAATTTGGGAGGAGTTATATCTCCGGCTACTTTTGATGAACCTTGCCCATTCATGGAGAAATACCAAGAATTGAAAAACTCCAAGGATGAAGATGACAAGGAACTTGCCAAGAACCTGGTACCAAGAAGAAGATATGTTATCGGTGGTATCATTTACTCAGATGAAAAGGGTAGTAAGGTAGATTACGAAGGCAAAGATAAGGGAGTTTTAGTTCCTCGCTCAGTATACCAGGATATCATTGACCTTTACCTTGATGAAGATGAGGCAGGTGATATGACAGATCCAAAAACTGGATATGATATCAAGGTAATTCGTTCCGGGTCTGGTAAACTAGATACCACTTATTCTGCCCGTGCTTGCAAACCAACTAAGTTGGACAAGAAATATCAAGGTACAATTGACCTTGAGGGAATAGTTCGTTCTCAAATCAAATCCTATGATGAGTTGGAAGATTTGCTTTCACAGTATCTAAATGAAGACCATGGGGATGACGATGAGGATGATAAACCCAAGAAGAAAAAGAAAAAGGGGGTTCACAAAGACCATTACATGGAAGATGATGAACCTAAGAAAAAGAAAAGAAAATACAAATCGGATATTTAAGGGTTAGTAATATGGTTTCATTCGAAGGTGGTAATTAGATTCGTTCTGTTATCACCTTCTTTAGTTTAAAGACATTACATTATGGCAAAGAAATCTAAGGTTGGTTTAAAAGTACCAACAGCAAATGAGATGGCAAAGAAATATGGGAGTATGATTAAATTAGCTTCAGAAGTAACTGATACCGATTTATATATACCATCTACTTTCTTTGCTCTGAACTACTTATTTGGTAAGGGTATTCCTTATGGTAAAATCGTAGAGATTGCTGGAGAAGAATCCTCTGGTAAATCTTTGGTGGCTTATAACTTTGCTTATGCTACTCAACAACTTGGAGGTCATGTGATATGGGTAGATGCTGAACAATCCTGGATGAATTCATGGGCTGAAATCAATGGAGTAGACCCTGCAAGAGTAACTATTGTTAATGATACCCGTATTGAATATATTGCAGACGTAGTAGCAGACTTAGCAATTTATTTACGTTCTCAATTAACTCACAATGAACCGATACTCTTAGTAATCGATTCCATTGCAGCTACTGACTGTACTGATAATATAGATGCTAAGATGGTTGATGGTAAGGCAGAGATGGGAGGTAGAGCAAAGGCTCTTTATAAATACTTCCGTATCAGAAGTGAATTATTCTACAAACTGGGAGTATCTCAGATATATATTAACCAATTAAGAACTGCTTTGAATGTCGGATTTGGAAAAGATAATACAACAACTACAGGAGGTGCAGCACTTAAGTTCTACGCTTCAATCAGAGCTGCTTTCTATTCAGGAAGGTCTGTTACCATTAAACAAAATGGGAAAGAAAGGAAAGCTGGGAAACTTGTCACTATCAGACTTATTAAAAATAAAGTTGCGCCTCCTCGACCTACAATCAGCAAATGCCCTGTATATTTCAATCCTAAATTCCACGAAGTCGGGTTTGATAGATGCTATGCTTTAGAAGATGTATTGGTAGATACCGATGTAATCGAAAAAACTACTGGTGGGTATAAATTGAAAGGGAAAACTCTTGCAAGAGGAGAAGAGAAATTCCAAAAGCTTCTGGAAGAAGACGATGAACTTCGTAGAAAACTTTTACGGAAAGCTGGAGTAAATACCATAGGTACTACTAAAAAACAACTGGGGAAAATAGAAACAAATCTATTCCCAGTCGATGGTGTAGAATATGAAAACTATTCAGATTCAGAAGAGGAGGAGGAAGACGATGAATAAGAAAGAGGTAGAAGGTATAGAGAAAGTAATTAAAGAGTACCTTAAGAAAAATTTGAGAATGGAATCTAGGGTTAGGTATCTAGATGCTTATAGCCAACCCGAGAATTATTTAGATGTATATCTTGGAGAGGAAAAGATTCAAGAAGTTTCACTTTATGAATTAGATTTTGGACGATGAGCAAGAAAACACAATTTACAAGGTCCAAGAATAAGATAGGTAGTCTGTCTTGGACTTCTCCAATCTATACTCATGGAGAAGGTAAGTATCAGAATAAAATACTTCATGATAATATCCCAGGATATCCAGGATACCACATCTCTAAGAGAGGTAAAATATATTCAAGGTGGGATGTTAATGGTAAGGGTATATTAAACAAAAGATATCACTTAAAACAACCTCATCTAAATAAGAATGGGAGGTATATAGTAGGATTATCTCAACCAGGTATAGGTACTACAAAATGGTTATTACACAGATTAGTGGCTTTAGTTTATATACCTAATCCCGAAAATTTACCCTATGTTTGCCATAAAGATAATGTACCTACTAATAATTCAGTTAAGAACCTTTATTGGGGTACACAAAAAGACAATATGTCTCAAGCTTCTAGGGATGGGAGGATGGTAAACAAATTAAAAGGTAAATGTATCAAAGGTACAGAGATTCAAAGGTCATATATACCTAAGTTGATAGGTATGGGGTTTACTAGAAAAGAGGTATCAGAGATAACCGGGCTGGGACATCAACTAATATCAGATTATTATATTAAATATAAAAATAAATATGAAAAATAAAAAATTAATATTATTAGTTGACGGAGAGAATATTTTGCATCAATCTTTTCACAAATTTGAAAAACTTAAATCTACCGATGGCAAACCGAGTGGGGCAATATTCGGATTTTTCAAATCTCTACATATGTATCTTACAAGGTTCGAACCGGATGAGGTTTATATTTCATTCGATAATGGTCATTCACCAGTAAGGACGAAGTTATTGCCCAATTACAAGGGACATAGAAAAAATATATCTGTAGATTACGAATCATTGCAAAAGCAAAAGGCAATTATAATGAAAATGCTGGGTATGCTAAGAATTAATTATATCTTCGATAAAAAGAAATCTACAGTATATGAAGGAGATGACTTCTTAGCATACCTTGCAATTAAAAAATTCCAATCCGAGAAAATGATACTTATATCATCGGATAAAGACTTTAACCAGTTGCTATCAAATAACCTGAGGATATATAATCCCAGAAAAGATGAGATGATAAGAATGGATAACTGCAAAGAATTATTCGGTTATCATTCTCATGAAACGGTAGAGTACCTTGCAATGGTTGGAGATACTTCTGATGATATACCAGGGTTCCCGGGTATAGGCCCAGTAAAAGCAAGGAAAATCCTTGATGAGGGTAGAATTGAGAAGTTTATTGCCCAGAGTAAGAACAAAGAATATCTTCAAATATGGAAAAGGAATGAACAGTTAATCGACCTTTTCTGGTTTGTAAGACATAATCCATTGGATAAGTTACCAATTAAGTCAAAGAAGAAGTTTAAGTATGAGAAATTCAAAGAGCTTTGTATCGAATACTCTTTAGCATCATTTTTGACAAATGAATTTATAAAACCATTTAAAGCATTACATCATGAGTAAGAGAATTATGTTTGTGGGTCCCTCTGGTATAGGGAAAACTACTTTAGCTAAGTATGTAGCTAAGAGAGAAGATCTACCTTTTATTTCTGGTAGTATGTCAGATTTATTACCTGCTACTGAAGGGGTATCACATAATGAAATATTATCCCTCGGTTCGGAGGCAATGTATAAAGCAGATTTTCAACTTCTGAACAAAAGGAATAGGTTATTCAAGGATAGAGAATATTTCGTAACTGATAGGAGTTATGCAGATTTGGCTGCTTATTTTTGGTATAAGCAATCAAGAACTTTACCAGAATGTGAAATGGAACATTTTTTCTGTCAATGTAAGACTTTAATGGAAGATCAATGTGATGTAGCAATCTTCTTACCATTAAATCTAGATACTTATAAGCATTGGTCAATGGAAGATAATGGTAAGAGAATACTTAACAGATTCTTCCAAGTTCAGATATCATCTCTTATGGGGGAATTGCTTGCAAATTGGGAAATACCCACTATTTGTATATCTGAGCTCAATTTAGGTATGAGAACGGAACAAATCAATTACCATTTAGATAGGATATGGGGAAAGAAGTAATAGCAATAGCCTTTTCAGATTTACATATAAATCTATGGGCTAAGTTTAATGAGAACAATCACAGGACCCTGAATAGTTTCAGGGTTTTGTCGATTATACGGAAATTATGTAGAAGGTTTAACTGTCCTGCATTATTTTGTGGAGACTTATTTCATAAGGCCGAAACAATGGACCAAGAATTGGCAGAGATATGTTATAACGAACTAATCGAAGGATTTTGGATATATGCCATATCTGGAAATCATGATATTAAGAAAATAAGTAAGGTTGGTACTAAACCCTTTAGCTGGCTTTATCAAGTAGAGAAGTATGGTATCATGATATTAGATTATGAAAAAACCCAACTATCTTCTACACATAAAGATATTATGGTATATGGGGTTCCTTATATTGATAATAACGTGGGTCTAAGTGAATACTTAAAGAAGTTAGAATTAGATAAAAGTAAAAAGAATATTCTTTTACTACACACCGATTATCCTGGTGCAAAAGATACAGATGGTAGGGAAATAGATTCCGTAGAAAACTTAAATGTGAATGTTCTCAATAAGTTCGATTTAGTATTATGTGGGCATATACACAAACCACAAAGACTATCAAAGAAGGTTTATATGATTGGAGCCCCTAACCATCAAAGGAGAACCGATAGAGATTGTGAATTGGGGTATTGGAAAATCTATGAAGATTTGTCTCTGAAGTTTGTACCTTTGAAAAATTTCCCAAAGTTCATCGATGTAGAAAGGGAAGAGGATATTAAGGATGATGGCAATTATTATACGGTAATCCCTCAAAAAGCTAGTACTCCAGTTAATAACAAACATAAGATTACTAAGCAACTTTCTAAGAAGTCTCTAGCAAAGAGATACCTAAGAGAGAAAGGTATTAAAGATGAGGTTAAAACTAATCTATTAATTGAAACACTTAAAAAGGCTGAGTCATGTTAACGTTCTTAAACTTAGAGGCAGAAGGATTTTGTTCAATAGAATCCTTACATCTACAATTAAACCCAACTTGTACCATACTTATCAAGGCACCAAATGGGAAAGGGAAATCAACTATTCTCTCTGCCTTGGTATGGGCAATATATGGGAAAAACCTAAAGGGTGTTTCTGAGGTAAATACTTGGAAGCAAGTAAGGCCTAAAGATTACAAGGGTACTAAGGTACAAGTATATTTTCAGAAAGATTCTCATACATATAAGATAGTTAGATGTCAAAAGTATGATGAAGTACTTGAGGATGGTGCTAAAGGTAAAGACAGACTTATCTTCATGAAAGATGGGGATATAGTTGATATCAAAGGGAAGGGGAAGATACAAGATTTTATAAACCGAGAGATAGGTTTATCATATACTCTGTTTATGAACTCAATCATGTTTGGTCAGGGTATAAAAAGACTCATACAAGAATCTAATTCTGATAAGAAAAAGATATTCGAAGAAGTATTTGACTTAGAGTTCTTAAACCTTGCTAAAGGCATTGCATTACAAGATAAAAATAACTTGATATCTCAAATAAATGAGGTAGAGCATGAGTCTCAAATGCTTAAGAAAGAATTAGAGGCTAACAAGGAAGCTTACTTCGATATGAGAGATAGAGAAAAATCCTTCAAGCAAAAAATTAAAGAAGAAAGAAGAGAGTTAAAGCAAGATAGGGAAAAGCTAACTAAGCTACTAATTGAAAAACAAAAACAAATCAAGGATGAAGTAGATGCTTCGCTTCAGATAAAGATTAAAAAACAAAATGAACTAATCCTTGATTTGAGGAGTAAGATAAAAGATGCAAAGAATTTATCGAATGTACCCCTTAAGAAAGTAATCAAAGAATTGGTAATACAGTTAGAAGCCGGTCACTACAAACGTGCGTTACGTGATGCTAAATCAATATATAAAGCGTTTTCTGACCTTGACAAATATGATAAAGAGTATCAAGAGGCTTTAGAGAGGTTGGAAGAACTTAGTAGTGTAAATGATAGGTATAAGAAATTAAAATCAGACTGTGATGATATTGCTTCTGATATTGCTTCTATTGACGAAGACCTGGCTAAGCTCAAGCAAGAAAAGCTTAAGGTCATGTCTCCAAAGTATAAACAAAAACTTAAGGAGATTAGGAAGAATTTACGGAAGGTTGATGAAGACTTTCACAATAAAGAGTTAGAGTTAGAGAATTATAACTGGTTAATTAATGACCCATTGGGTAATAATGGGATTAAGGCTTACCTATTTGATTCATCACTTGAGTTCTTAAATAAATGCCTCGATAAGTATTCAGAGGTATTAGGATTTAGGATCGAATTTAATATTGATTTGGGTACTGCTAGAAAAGAATTTGTTACTCTTATTGAAAGAGATGGGATGATTATAGATTACGATGAACTATCGGGTGGCGAGAAACAATTGGTCTGTGTAGCAATGGCTTTTGCAATGAATGAGGCTTTAACTGCCTCTAAGGGTATTAACTTAGCATTCCTTGATGAGGTATTTGAATCACTAAGTTCAGATAACATAGAAATAGTTACTTCCTTAATACGTTACATATTCAAAGAGAAAACTTTATTCTTGATAACCCACTTAGATTCTCTTCCTCTAGGTAATACTAAAATTTTGCAAGTGGAAAAGACCCAAGGCCTGAGTAGGTACCAATTACTATAATGGTATATAAAAATACAATACACCATTATATTATGAACTCTAAGAATAAAGGAAATCGATTCGAAAGAAAGATAGGTGCTTGGTTTACAAAATGGACCGGATACAAATTTGAAAGGAATAGAGCGGGGAGTGGAGCTTGGCATTCAAACAAGGACTCCACTTCCGATTTAACCTGTACTGATGAAAGGCATGCTCATAGATGTAAGATATCCATCGAATGCAAGAATTATAAAGAGATTAAGTTTGAACATCTACTCTTAGGTAATAAGGGATGCGATATACTGAAATTCTGGGAACAAGCTTCTAAGGATGCAAAAAGAGCAAATAAAGTTCCCATACTCTGTATGAGATATAATTCAATGCCCTCAGAAGAATTTTTCTTTGTAGTTGGAAAGGATTTATCTTCCGTATTCTATAAACCACTATTCGATAAAGCCAATATTATGGTAATCGATGTACCAAAGATAGGTGAGATTCTTTATGTATTCATGGCTAGTGATATACTGAAGAATGTAAACTATAAGTTAGTACATAAGCAAGCTAAGTTAATTCTTAAAAACCAGTAACCCATGAAGAAGCATACCCCATACTCATATTGTATATTTTACCTTGAAAGGAAGTACTGTGATAAAATCAATAAAGAACTCAAAGAAAAGGGGTATGACCAAATCAAGGCAATTATTCCTATGGTAAACGTATTAAGAAAAACCACAAAGGGTAAGATGGTATTCGAAGAAGTACCAGTATTATTCAATTATGGTTTTATGAGAATGCCTACTAAATTAGCATTCTCAAGGCCATTTCTTAATAAGTTACGTAGGAATATATCTGGTATCAGAACTTGGTTACGTAATACCGAGACAATGCACCCAAGAAAGAAAAAGGTAAGGATTGACAATGCAGAAGACTTTGATGATTTTTCTTTAGTGGCTACTTGTAGTAGAAAAGAAGTAAGGCGATTTAAACGTATTGCTAGAGAGAATAAGAAGTTTTCAGTGGATGATTTAGTCAATGTAAAGCCTGGAGATTACTTAGTATTACGAGGTTATCCTTATGAGGGAGTAGATGCTACAGTATTAGAGGTTGACCATCTTTGTAAAAGGGTAAAAGTTCTTATATACCCCGAAATGGGGAGAATGGAAGTATGGTTACCCTTTGACAACGTCATTTATAGTGTATATTTAAACCATGACCCAGATAAACTTTATGCTAATTCTGGGGAATATGACCCTAATCAGATAACCAATGAAGCAATTGATAGTATAATGAGATATAGAAGAATTTAATGTTATGAACGAAGCTCAACAAAAAGCCTGGAGTTGTTTAATTGATAAAGAACAACAATCATTATTCCTTCAACTATCAGAAAGTAAATCTTCATGGGAAGCTGGTGAAATTTTAAAGTTATCTCATTACAAGTATCTTGAAATCCGGGAACGGTCAGAGAAATTCTTTAGGCTATTCTCGGATTTTTTTGAGAAACACACTTCTATTTTTCGACCAGATTGCCCCTGTGAGAGGAATTTCCAAGATTATATGGAGGGATGTTTAGAGAAACGATTAAAAAGAAAAGAAGCAAGCTTATTCACGGGAGACTCAGCTCAATTACTCCCAAAGGTAAACTCTAAAAATATAGAGAGAAACATGAAGAGGTTAAAGGAGTCTGAGGATGAATGGGACATAGATACTCTAAGATTAATTCTTGAATTTGATAGGTGGAATAACTTTAGAATACTTCCAAGAATGCTACAACAGCCTTCTGCATTTAAAAGACGGTCGAATAAGAAGGATAAGATATATATCAAGTATCTTCTTAATAGAGTACCGGATTGGATGCACACTAAACTCAAGGAAAGGTTTAGGTATAAAGTAAAACCAGGAAAGAAAAAGTATTGGGTAGCTTTAATATCTGAGGACCTATATACCGATGGTTATCTATTATTACCAGTAAGACCTTTGGATGAAGTAGTAGATGAATTTAGTAGATTTTACATGTATGTATTTAAAACTAAAGATGATGCTGATACCTTTGGTTTTATGGTATCTAAGTTCATGATTAAAACCGAATCTGTTAAGCTTGGACAAAAATTCTGGCCAGAGTACCGTTGCTGTGTGGAAAGAGCAGTAAACTATAATCAAGTGAACAACATAGAATTCAATATTAAGAAATTGGATATGGCTTATAACACACATATCAAGAGAAAGCCTAAAAAACCTAAATCCACTGCTGCGAACCGAGCAAAAACCTCGGATTTTTATAAAAATAAATAGAGAAATAAGATAAGATTAAATTATTTATTCTTATATTTGCAAAGAAAATAAATGAATACTTTAAAATATTAATGATATGGCAAAAAAGAGTAGAAAAGACATGAAAGCTCCATCCAAGGAGAAATCAAATTTCCTTGGTGCTTCTGGGAGAAACATGACTTATAAGGATTTAAAGAGAAAGGCAATAATATTAGGGATGCCTTTCCCTGATGCTTGTTCTGCTGGGGTATTTGACTTATTACATTATATCAATGTATCAGAAGAAAAGCCCGATAAATCGTTAATTGATAAATATGACGATTGGATGGATAAGCAATTAGAAAATATTGGGTATTCGAAAGATGACCCATTAAGAAATTCTCGATTAAGGCTTGGGTTTCTCGGAGAAGAAGGGGAAAATGGGCAAAGAAGAACCAAACGAGTTCCTGGGATAAAGAAACCTCGAGAAAAGAAACCACCAAGAGAGAGGGATGAATTTAATCTTATCAAGGGTACAAAGAAATCTTATGTATTTGAATTAACTGCAAAAGGTTTTGAACTTGATAGAGTTATTCGGAGAATGAAAAAGAAATTCCCCGAAGCAAATGAGAAATCTATCAATCTTTGGTATAGAATGGCAAAGAGGAATATAAATGGTAAAACTAAAGGAAAGTAACAACGGACCCATACGACCAGATAGATATTATATATGGACTTGGAGACCAGATACTACCAATAAGATTGTTACTGAAAAGAAATTATATAGGAAACATCTAACCGGTATACCATACTTTACTAGACATCAAGTAAAGGTTACCTTAGTTTATCTTTATGGTGTAGATGTTCTTCAGTATATCCATATAATATCTGGGAGGAAACTTATAAAACAAGGCATTAGAGAATTATCCGATATGAATGGTAAACTTCTTAAAAAGGGTAGTACTAAATTCTGGTTTAAGGGTAAATTCGTAAAAGCAAGGAAGTTCATAATGCCCGATGAATATCACATAGATAAACACCGACGAAGAAGATTTATGGTACAAATGCACCGAGTCTTTAAGTCTAAAGGAAAAAAGGAATTCAATGAAAGGTACTCAATCAAACTCTATGGACAACGGCAAGGCATATCTCCCAAGTATACAAGGCAAAAGAGATTACAAATCAATCTTGCTATCCTACAGGATTTACAACAGGCTGAGTCAAGAGGAGAAAAATAAATTCAATCTGTTATTCTTGCAGTATCCTCCATTGGTAAGTTCATTGGCTTTATATTTAAGAAAGAAGATGAACATCCCAATACAAAAGGTACTATTTATCAAAGCACAAAGGGATATGCTCGAAATATTCGATGAGGCATCACTTAAATTTTTAGGGTATTTGCCTAAAGAAAGGTTTATTAAGAAGTCTTTATTATTTCAAGGGTTTGTTCCATTAGAGAGTATTAAACTTAGAAGGTCTTATGCTTATATAATGACAAATAGGATGATAGAAAATAAAATATGGGTCTACCCAATTCGATTATCCGATAACTATAAAACAATGATAAAAGGGAAATACAAATCCTATACCGAAGTATTTGGGAAGGTGGGTATTCCTGGGATAACTAAAATTAAATATAGCAATGAATAATAACGAAGGTTTTAAAATCACAGCCCATCAACCTGCAAACCCATTTGCAGGTAAGAAGTTTAAGATAGTCACTTATCAAGGTGACAAGGAACTTGCCTCTCAGGCAATAACAATTGAATCTCAATTAGAATTAAAGACAACTCTAGATGAGATAAAACAATTCAATATTGCTCAGGAGGAATTATTAAAATCTGGGTATACTCAGAAATCCATACTGGTAAAGAAACTTATAACAGAGTGATATAAATAAATTATTAACCAACTTAAACATTACGAAAATGGCTAAGAAGAAAAAAGAAGTGGAACTGAAAGAAGTTTCCAGAACAGAAATCAATGGTGCAATCATCATTAAGTACGAAGACGGCTCAGTAAAGATTATCCCTGCTCCTATTATGCTTTCTGCCGAAGAAGCCGAAGACCTTTTTGGTTCTGAATCCGATGACGAGGAAGAAGAAGAAGAAGAGGAAGAATCAGATGATGATGATGATGATTCAGAAGAGGAAGAATCAGATGATGATGATGATGATTCCGAAGAGGAAGAAGAAGAGGAATCGGATGATGACGATGAGGAAGATGATGATGATGATTCCGAAGAGGAAGAAGAAGAGGAAGAACTGACCGGTGAAGAACTTGCCGAAATGGACTTCGAAGAACTTGAGGATGTCTGCGACGACAAAGACCTTGAAACTGACCCAGACGATTATGATGAAGACGACATCGAAAAACTCCGTAAAGCAATCGCTAAAGAACTCGGTCTCAAATTGCCGGCAAAGAAAGAAGCCAAAGGTAAAGGCAAGAAAGGGAAAAAGTAATCTGGTAACCGTATTCAAGATTTAAAAGAAGGTAGGGAAATTTCCCTACCTTTACTATCAACTATTAATAAACGTAGAAGTTTACTTATAATAACCATTAACTTATAAAACATTAAAAATTATGGCAACAAAGAAATCAGACTCCAAGAAGAAAGGGGATAAAGAAAAAGACCCCGAAAAAGAAGCTAAACGCAAGGCTCGTCAAGAGGCACTTAAGAATCGGCCGGCTGAACAACGTCCTAACAGCAAGCAAATCGATGTTATTGCCATTAACGACAAATCCAAGGTAATGAACTTTGGTTATGCCGTTAAGAACAAGGAAGGCTATCAGGGTGTAGTGGTTACTTCTGTATTGGTTACGGATGGCAAACCGGTATCAACTTCAGTTTCATTCGTTCCGGGAACTCTTACCGTTAAGTCTAAGAAAGGACATGGCGTTATTTGTTCTCCGAAAAACAAAAAGGCTAAGGAAGAAGAAGAGGAAGAATCAGAAGATTAATCTAGGCACATCCTAAAATAGCGATTACATATCGTCTGCAATAGTTTAAATTTCATAGAGTAACAACCCCACACTTAGGACGTTGTTCAGCCAAAAGCTCATTGCCTGTGAAGGTAGTGGGCTTTAATTTTTTATACCCATGGAAGAAGAGAAATTAGCAATTCGAAAGAATATTCGAATACTTGCATTGGATAATCTAATAAATACTTATACTGATGTACTAGAAGATAAAGAATTAAACCTGGGACCAGATGAAAGGGAACTTGCCATCAATATAATAAATGAGGCAAGAGAAATGCTATCAGAAGAAACTCAGGAAGTATCTAACCAAGTAATGCAAAGACCCAAATGGAAAAAGACTTAAGATTATTAGTGGGAAACATTAATCAAACTCTCAGAGAATTAGATTATGTTTCGTACCTTAAAAAGGTAGCTCTTAGTAAGGGTAAGAAAGGCGAATACCAATCCCATAGGTTGAAGAGTAATTATCTGAAAAGAAAACTCATATCTCTTAAAGGAGCCCTGAATAAAAAACTTCATGGGACTTATATTGTTGCCCAATTTAATTTTATAAGGGGGGAACAGAAAGAAACTTTTGAACAAACTTTTACGGACTTATCTCAGAAAGAGGTAGAAGATATACTTCAACTCGAGGCAGTTTTAAAACAATGCAGTTTAGAAATCCTAGAAATTAAAGAAATCCCAACCCAAATTAGGAAGGTATAACTATGGTATTATGTAAATAGGAAATTCAATTATTCACCTAATATAAATGAAAATGGCTAAGAAAACAGAAAAGAAGAGTAAATCGGAATCCAAGACTCCGGAACTCACAAAGGCTAAGAAAGCTTTGGATGCTTACCTTAAAGAGAACAAGTTGGACCCTACTAAGGATTGGACCAAAGACAAGAAACATGGTAAAAAGGTTACCGAACTTGTAAACAAGCTCAATAAGGAAAGAGACAAAGTTGCTGCTGCCTATCCTGAAGCTGACCAAGAGAACAACAAGAAATTGGTAAAACTCAAGGAAAAAGAGAAGAAGGAAAAAGATGAGAAGAAGGCTGCCAAAGAGAAAAAGGAAAAGAAAGGAAATGGTGGTAGAACAGCTACCAAATACGATTATCCTCTCATTGATGGCAGAGAAATGACTTCGGCTGAGAAGAAAAAATACCGTATGGAGCAAAGAAAACTTGCTTCAGGTAAGGCTCCTAAGGAGGAAAAGGAAACTAAGAAAAAGAAGGAAGAAAAGGTAAAAGAGAAACCGGCTTCCGATAAGAAAGATAAGAAGGCCAAAGACAAGAAGAAAAAGAAGGCCGCTAAAGAAGAAGATTAATAAGAGCACTTTTTACTTTTACTTATCATATTTTTGAGTATTCGTTAATAATGGTAGAAGGCCTGGCAATATAAAAATTGTTCAGGCCTTTTATTTTCTAATTAAGTCGAAAATGGAACAAGAAGTATATAAACCAAAACTTAGAATCACTACACTATCAGAGAATGGTACTCCATTATCAGATAGGTTGGTAGATGCTTATACCGAGATGAATTCAGGTCCAAAGGTACAGCATAACGGTCCCATAAGAGTAGAAGTAACTCTTACTAATAAACAAGATATTGATAACTTCAAAGAATACTTAGATAGGTTATCTGGTACATTGCCTGCTAAGGCACCTAATGTTGGCAGAGGAAGACCTGCAGGGTCTACAACTAAGGAATTGGAATCACCAAGGGAGGACATTCTTGCAGATGTAGAGAAAATGATTGAAGAGGGTAAAAGCCAACAAGATATCATTAAATATCTTAGGGGATTGGGATTTGTATTTATCCTTACTGAAGATTTTCTATTTCACTTTCCTGGATTTGAGTTTAATAAAAAAGATGTGGGAGAAGCAACCGACAATAAGCAATATCCAAATTCATTCTCTTGGATGGCAAGATGTATCAAACGAGCTAAGGACCCAAAAGCAGATAAATTTGACCCAATGGTAATCTTTGGTTTTAGCATTCTTGGGGGACCCTCGAAAAAGATTATCCCATATCTCTATAAGGAAAGGAAGAAACCATTAAGGGCCCAAGTTGGTAAAAACGTAATCTCCTTCTCTCAGGCAGAATTCACTAAACTTCCAAAGTATATGTTAGAATCCGAAAGGATTAAGTTCTCTACTGAACAGAGACAATTGCTTTTAAGTCCCGAAAAGAAGCCTTCTAAATTCTTCCTAAGATGGGTAAACGATGCTATATTTCCAGACTCCATAAAGGAAAAGATGGAAGAAATCAAGAACCGCTAACACTTACCTCCGTATTTATTAAAAGAGTATTTTATATAAAATAATTTTAGTATATTTGCATATAAAGAAAATTTAATTATGGACAAGGAAACAAAAGACATCGTAAAGCTCATTGCTGGTATTCAAATTGAATCACTCAACTCAATCAAAGAGGATGTTAAAAATGGGAATGATATTGCCCAAGACTTAATCAAAAAACTCCTTCAGATTGAGGATGACGAAATAATTCGAGCACTAGATGAGCACATTGAATTATACGTAGAAATTGAGAATACTCCTCAACTGATAAATATGCTAAGTGAATACCAAATGCTGGTATGCTCTCACATATTATTCAGAATGGAAGATGAATGGGTACATACTAATTCTCAGGGAGTACTTGGTACCTGGGCAATCTTCCAAAGGGCAAATCTCAAATTCCACCCAGAACTAACACTTTTAAAATTTTAATATATACATGGAAAAGAACGAATACTTAGAATCAGTAGAAATGAACACCGGAGTCGAAATGATTCCCTGCGAATCCTCTAATATTGAGGGCTTTGGTTATGACTCAAAGAAAAAACAACTTTGGGTTGCTTTTAAAGGTAATCGAGTTTATCGCTATGATGATGTACCTTATGAAATCTGCAACGGTTTACATCAAGCAGAATCAAAAGGTAAATACCTTGCAAAGAACATTAAAAATAAATTCGAAACTACAGGTTATGAACTCAGAAACTAAATTCATATTGGGCCTGGTAACCTTGGGGGCAGTGATTTACTTTATTGGTGAGAATAGAACTCATCCAGTAGAAGTGAGCACTGCTCCTTCTCGTTTTGAAAGTCCAATAACCAAGTTAATCTCTCTTCAAGATAGCATGGGCATTAAACCAAAAGAAGAGAAGAAACAATGGTATAAGTATAGGGTAGAAATAGAAACTATTCCAGAAAATCAAATCTATAAGATTGAGAAATCTGGATACCAGCAATATGAAGTTTCTAGATTGGGTGAAACTTATTCTTATGTAACCTACGAATTTACCTCAGACAAGGTAATGACTACTCAAGAAGCCTATGACTTCGTAAAGAAATATCCTGAAAGATGTACAAGGGTACCCAATACATCACAAGATAACATTTACGATAAATATAACGAGGATTATGAAGATTACATAAATGATCCAGAGGATGAAATTAACTATCCTCCAGAAATCTTCGACTTCCTAGCCGATTAACCCGAGCAAATAGAAAATAATTCAAATAAAATTTTTCTATTTAAAATAAAGTTCTTATATTTGTATCAGAAAAAGAAATTAATCATTTTACTAACATTTTAAATATAGACGTTATGAAAAAGAATGAAACAAAGGTTACTAACCTGGTTGCAACTAAGGTTGCCGAACAACTTGAAGGAATTAAAAATTCTAAGACTGCTAAGGCTTCTGCTCCTAAGGCCAAAAAGACTAAAAAGGAATTGGTACAAGATGCTCAAGAAGCTGCCACTAATTTTGCCAATGCCAAATTGGTAGAACTCTCTCCCAAAACCCAAACTTCCAAAAAGGAACAGGTTGTCAAGGAAGTTAAGGAACAACAAAAACCATCCATCATAGAACAGGTAATTTCTAATCGGGAAGTTAAATACGTATACCCTGCCGATGTAGTTGATACTCTTGCTCGGAAGAAATGGAGACAACAAACTCGAAACGAACTCCATCGATTGGAACTTGCAATGGCTCGTATCAAGGACCAGAACTCCAAGGAATTCAAGGCTGCTGCTAAAGCATACGAGGACTTTAGAAAGAAAGTCCTCAAACCAGAACAAGTTGCATAAACCTTTATTAACCAGGTGCCCGGGATAATTACCTGGGCATCTCAATTCATACAAAATGGATTACACTATCTTCTCTGATAAAGAGATGCTTAAGCAGGACAAAGAATTGGTAGAATTACATAAACGATGTTGTAAGTCCTATCTAATCCAACATTCACTTAAGCACTCCAAGATTAAGAAGTTCTTTATCGTTTACGATTGGTATATAAATACCGATAACGTAAGGAATTTCTTTTTCAGGCCTATAAACCTTTTCATTCAGGCATTGCTTTTAGGGCAACTTGATGAAATATCCGATTACATTAATCCTAACAAAAATGGAAAACGAAAAAAGAAACGAACCAGAAAAGTATAACGTACTTTACTGCAAAGGCAAATATCAGTATAAATCTAAATATCCCCAAATAGAAACTAAACATAAGGTTATCTATGCAGGGCCAGTAGAACCAATGGCACCCATCTGGGATAATGTATCAGATATATTAAGGAAATCTGATAGAATTTGTACTGAATCTCGAAGAGAATTAAAGAAGTTAGAGGAACGTTCACAGAATAACCTTTACTTCAAGAAAAATGGTATTACCCATATAATCGTATACAAATGTTTAGAGAAATAGTTAAAGACCTATATATAGGCAAATCGAAGTTAACCATAGAATGTAACCAAAAGGAAATACCCCAAACTACTCTGGTTCAAGACATATTACAGAATACGGGGTTTACTGGTAATATGCCCGACTATGGTACCTATGGTAATTTCAAGGATGGGAAATTTGAGATTACTCCAATGATGCCTAAGCATTGCTTATTTGTTACCGGAGTACCCAAAGGGGCAATCCTTGATAATTTCAGAGTTAGAAGAACATATTGGTCCTCTTATTATGAGGATGATGTAAGAGGGTACTTATTTCAAATTACAGATGAAAGTATACCTCGTTTAATAATCACAAACTAAATCTATATGGAAGCAATCGATTACGTAAAATTATTTAAGCTCGACCAAGAGAATTATGATTTTAAAAGGGAAGAGTTTATATCCGAATTAGGTAAAGAATTTCTAGATTATTGCCAAACCACTACAATTGGGATAGATAAAAAGACTGGCAATATATACTATTACCGATTTAGGGAAATAGTTAAGAATTTCGAAACTAAATTCTGGGCAATCTCAGAACTTAAAATAGGAGAACCATTAACTCAGAAATTATGGAATGCCTTTTTCGCTACTCAGGTAGTTCCTTTAAGGCAAAGGTTATTCCCAAAGGTTCAGAAATTAATCGAAGAGCAAAAGGGGATAACCAATAACCGTAGTAAACAAGACAAAAAACCTACGAACCATAAAAAGGCAAACTATGGCAAGGGAAATCACAGACCTGCATGGGAATAAATTTAAGGTAGGAGATTATAAACTTTGCCTTAATATCCCCATCACTGGGAAAGGTAATTTAGTATTCACCGGGGACCTAATCTCTGGTGAACCTTTTAATTTATCAGTAAGTAAGAAAAAATATAAGGGATATTTCTATAACCTCTCTTTGAATCTGTATGTAAGGTTCGATTTAGAGTATATGGGTTATGATGAAAGTTCCGATATCAGAAAATCTCATTTGTATGTCAGAAAAGGAAAATAAAATGGTAAGATTCCCAAGACCTATGGGGACTACTGCAATGGCATTAGAATATCAGAAGAACCCAAATGATGAACTTCTGATAAAGATACACAACTACATTATTAATCAATGGCTGATGGGTAATGGAGTATTATGTGGTATCACTTATGATATCAATACATTCTCATACCGTATGGGTATAGATATTAACTACATACGGGTATTTATGAGGGATAGGCTATTAAGCTCTAGAATATGGGATAAAGAAAAAGCAGAAGATTTACTTCAAGCGTTAATGGGAGAACAACTAGCATGGGCATTAGAAGACCGTATGGAAATAGCCCATCAGGTTAATATCCTAAGAGAATCTCAGGGAGGGAAATACGTACCGTTTATATCTGCCGAGCTGGGAAAGGCCCTTAAATTAAAGCTTGAATCCTCTACATCTCTGCAATCAATAGTACGTAATCTTACTGGAGGAAGTACTACAAATATCTTTGCCCAATTTAATCAACAGAACAACGTAACACAGCAAAATGCAATCACTGTTGAAGAGGCACGTCAAATCGTATTGGAATCACAAAGGGTATTAGATAAACCAGAAGAGGCTAAACTATTGGAGGATAGGTATGACATTAAGTCTCTACCTGAAGTAGTTGCTACTAAACAAGAAGGAGTAGATACAAGTAAAGAGGGTCTTAACCTTAATAAAGCAGAGTTAATGCAAATTACTGATGATTATAAGGGAGCTATGTCTTCATTCTCTAAAGAACATCATGAACTACGTAGAGAAATCGAAATGCGTATAGACCCAGACGAAGAAGACCCAGAGTTATATCAATATGAAGACTTTGAGAAAGAAGAAAAAGAGGATGGCTCATTTGCATCTCAATTCCTCCGAAATAGTAAGCTCCCATAGTTATATCCGGATATTGCATATTTAAAAAGAAAGAATTATATTTGCATATCAATTTTAAAATAGACAAAAATATGAAAACGAACTCAGTAACTTACAAAGAGACTCGGGTTAACAAGGTTAATCAGGGTACATACTTTAAATTAAAACCAACTGATACTGCTCCAGTATGGGTAAGAGACCATTATGATAAATCATCTAAGACTTATGCTTGCCATAAGTATGATGACTCAAATCACGAAAAATTTCTCAAGGGAACAAGGAAAATATACATTGACTTTACATTTTAATCACATGAACTTATTTAGACGAAAGAGATGCTGTAGTGAACTCATTGCCCTTAAAAATGGCAACTTAATATTCAAATTGAGTAATACTCATATCAATGCTGCTTATAATACTTTACAGGCAATAATGAGGAAATCTGGTATATTCGATGAGAATCTATATTTCGATGTCTATCAGGAATATCGGAAACATTATGCTATATACGACGTAGTACCATCGTTGCTAAGGTATAAGATACCCTTGATATTTTCAGGTAGATACCCAAAGAAACTATTCGATAATCAGTTTACTTTTGAGGAATTAATACCGAATAATTTGGTATATCATAGTTTACCCGAAAATTTTAGATTACCAGAAAGCTTAGAGAAAATTCTTTTAGAAGTAAGAAAAAGGGTATCTGCTTATATAGACCAAGAAGATATATCAGACCAGGGTTATAGGGATTTGGTTCGAATGAATTTCGTAAAACAATGGGATGTATTTAGAAAGGACCCATCTCTTATAGATTGCTATATGGATGCTCAATTGGGCATGCTATATATGTGGGCTAGAGTAGAAAATAAAACAATCGTAAAGAATATAATCGAAAGAACTCAAGATGAACTAGCTCAAGAGTTCTTATCTAAATATCAACAAAATGGAGAATAAAGAGAAATTTGCTTTCCGAAAGGTTAAAATGTCGGAAGGTGTAGAGGTAGAATTTATTAAATTACTTACCTCAGTAGAGACTAAAAATGATGAGGATGTAATTAAAGCTTTTAAAGTTCAATTATCCTCTGGAGTATTAACTTGCCATGCAGAAATGTTATCTAGAACACCAAGCCAGATAATATTTCAAACATCCCAGTTCAGTAAACCCTATAACTTTTATAAAAACTGGGAACTATGGGTATTCTCTAATATCCTGGGTGTATGGACTTTAAATAGGTTTAGGATATGATTACAATGAAAAACCTCCAAGTAGAGGATATAAAAGATGAATGGTTATATAATGCCTTAACACAGGGCATCAAGGAATGTATAACTGCTCCAGTCCTAACTTTGGACCCAACAAA